TGGAGCAGCACCTCCTAAACCTAAGCGTAAATGGAGTGCTCCCACGCCAAACAAAATAGATCTATCAGAAATAACTTTTCCCTTACCTGATGTCTGCGTAAGAAAAGGTGCTGATGACCAAATGTGTCAGATAGCTTTACGAGGATGGTCTTATTATTGTAATGATGAAAATGTATGTAAAAGGGGAGGAAATAAATGTGTAAAAAGGAATTATAAGGATTGTTATAATAATGCTAGTTGCGACGGTAATTGTCAACCAGATAAGGAATCGTTTATATACACATACATGTAATAATTATATAAATTTATAAATTTATATAATTACCTTATAGTGAATCATTCGTCGTCCCTAAAATATTGTTAATTAGTTTCATCGATTCTAATATATATTTATTTTTTACAATAATTTCAGTTGCATTATCTTTAAATTGGTTTTTATCGTATGTGTTTGTTTTATGACTAGTGCATACCATTATTTTTTTAATATCCAAATCACCAATTATATCATCAGATGTATCAAATAAAAAATACTGACCTTCAGCATGAGTACCTTTGAATTTATGTGTAGATCTGAAAAATTTTTTTGTATAACACATTGTAGCCTCATGTATCATTTTTTTTTTATTATTTTTTAATATAACACATTTATTATTATGATAAGGGTAAAATATATTCATACATGAACTTCCTACAATCTTATTTGTAGTGTTTATTAATGAGTTTATGCTATAAGAAATATATGAAGGCAAGTACATGTCATCGTCATCCATATGGATAACTATTTTGTTTGTTGCTAGCTTTACAAGTTGATTTCGTTTATCTCCTAATTCTCTTTTTTTAGTTTCTCTTACATATTTAACTTTGACTGGTTTAACCATTTCTTCTAATTTATAAAATAGTTCATTGGTACTTAGAGGAATATGACCATCATCTAATAAAACCCACTCTAATTTTTTTTTATCGTAATCTTGGATATTTATATTACGAACCATCATAATTAAAAACTCAGGACGATTAAATACAGGGGTTAATATAGATACTTTACGTTCAGTCATTTTTTATTAATATATAATTATTTGTTTATATAGATAATTATATAGGACCTGTTGACATAGTTGATGTCTTAGAAAAAGATCGTTTAAACTCCTCGTCTTGTAACTCTCTTTCCTTTTTTAGTTTTTCGGATGTTGATAAATTGGTATCGCCAAATATATCTGATATAGGTGTATTATTGGAAGGTGGTTGTTGTTGCATATTATTGGAAGGTGGTTGTTGTTGCATATTATTGGAAGGTGGTTGTTGTTGCATATTATTGGAAGGTGGTTGTTGTTGCATATTATTGGAAGGTGGTTGTTGCATATTATTAGAAGAGGACTGCTGATTTATATAATTTTCGTAAAGTGAATTCATAAACGAAAGTGTTTGTTCTATCCCGTCATATTTACTTATATCACCTGTTTCATGATTAACCATTAAAACTGAAGGAAATCTATCTATACTTATATTCGGGGATGAAGCTATGAAATGATGAATATCAACGTTGTCTATATTAAGAGGTATAAATAATTGTTTGATTGCATCTATAGATAGATATTTGGTTAAATTTTGAAAGTTTCGATGCTTTTGTGAAAAAATCAAGAAATACTGCATATTTAAATTTATATCATCAAATTTTTAAATATTATAATAAATAAATGAAGACAAACATATTCGGTAATAAATTAATTGAATGTCAACCGGGTGAAAGATACGGAGGTTCTCAATTATTAGACGGAACATGTTCCGAATTAGATGGCGGTGTTCATCAAATATGTGTAAAACAGATCGGTAAAGGTATTAACTTTGCGAAAGAAACTGGTCAAAGCGATTGGTCTACGAATCGAGGCAGTAAAAATCATTGTGCCTGTTTAGGAGCATGGGCAAATTATGTAGCAAGAGGTCATAATGACAAAGACTTGAAATGTGAATCTATACCATCTACTGCTTTATCAAGAGAATATATATCTAAATGGTCAAATTGGAATAATGTAACAATAGATAATCAATATAAAGAAGGTATAAATGCATTATATAGAATATGTATACAACAAGCTAAAAACCAAGATGAACTAGATTATATGAATGAATTAGTTAAAAATATGTTTTAAAAAATATAACTGTAGTATAAATAAAATGTCTATTCCGGTATATCAACTATACAGAAAAAGTATAATGAATCAAGATGAAGTAAATACTCTGTCATCGTCTGAAATTAAATATATATCAGATATAGTTGTTAATAAAGTTAATTCTATTGTAGGTAAACATGTATTGGATGGTATACACCCAACTGTAATAAATAATGCGTTTAATATGGTAACAAATGTAAGAGTAAACCCTGTAAATATGCAAAAAAACTATGAAAAAGGTATAATACATACAGTTATGAAAGATGTAATTGACTTATTATATAGAGAAATTTCAACTGAATATTTAACTGAACAATCTCGTAAATTTAATTCAACATGGAATCATATACCAGAATTATCAAATCAGGGTATACAAAGGCTAGATGCACCTGTTAAACACAATAATAGACAATATATATCTCATATGAGATACTAAAAATGTATTTTTTTCTCATATAAATGACGAAGGGGTCTTGATATATCAGAAATATAACTATGATATTTGTATTCACAAACATTAAATTGATCTCTGAAGCTTTCTATAGTTAAATCTCCTCCATATTGCTTGAGTACTCTCCAATGAGGTGCTTCGTTTATTTTTTTTACATTATTACCAGGGAAAAATAAATTATACATATATAACAACAGTTTATACGAATTGTTATACATTATATTATGTTGATTGTCTTTTATATATGAAACGCAACAATTAAATGAACAAAATATACCATCCGTCTCGAATATATGTTTGTCATCCAATGATCTATCATCTTCAGTTATCGTATATGTGTTATTATTTGCTATAGAAGTATAAGTTGTACTTACCTTTGGTGGAATAAAGTTTACAGGACATCCAATTGGACATGTACTAAAACTATTTTTGCACCAAAAACAATTATAATTTAATTCATCGATATTTTTTTTACTATGAATGTCAATTCCGCTTATATTACAATTATGAATTTGTTTTGATTTACCTAAAAAACAAAATTTATTAACATCTGATTTTGAACCAATATCGTGTATATCAGTTTTTTCATAAGATTTATTTAACAATTTTTGATCTTGTATATTTGTAGAGTTAATGTTTAGTTCTTTCATTTTATCATTTAACTTAGTTACGTTATCATCATTTGCAATGAGTATTTTTTTTATATTTTCTGTATCTATATTACTCAATGTTAGTATAATCTGTTTCTTAGGCATCTTTAAAATAAAATAGAATTTTAGTTAATATTTTCTATTTTATTTTTATATAATAAAGAATGTCGTCTTATATACAATCATGGAGTCCATCTAGTTTAAACTTTAACAGTAAAGCACCTATTATGACACCTTCATATAGTTCTACTGAACCTATACGTAATAAAAACTGGCAAGCTGTAACGATTCACCCAAACGAATCGTCTAAATATATTTCTCATATAAGTAAAACACGTTTGATTGATCCAAATATGAGATATAGTGATGGCCAAATAACAGGTGAAAGAAATAGTTCAAATTGGTCATCTGTAAATGTACCCAATATGCTTACAAGTAATACTGATAGAACATATTTACCAAGAAACTCAGCATATATTGATAGTACTTTTATGATTCCATCCCTGTCTAGTGACTCATCAGGTAGATGGTCATCTGTGAATAACAATAACTTAAATGACACTATAGAACAAACCGAAAAAAAATTTTTACAATCTGATTTATATAACCGCACATCTTTACAGGATAGTTATGCAAATACGTTATCTAGAAATTCTAGAAACACTACTTCATTGATGTCTGGACCTATTTAATAGACAAAAGATGTTCTTTGATTCGATGTAATTCATTATCATCTTCTTTATTATGATCTTTAAATATATCAAATGGTACTATAGATATACAATTATCCATTTGACCTTTGTAAACATCTGAATTGTCATCTATTATCACTGTATTCGACGAATCATATCCATCTAATTTAAATACATCCCATAACATTTCTAAGCATTTCATGTTTTGTTTCTCTTTCTTAGAAAGTTTACAATGATAGGAAAACATTATAAAATCTAGTTTTCTCTCATGTCTATTACCTATTATTATATTTTCAACTATTTCACAAGCGTAATCTTTGCTCGCTGCAGTCCACACACTTACATTAAAATTTTGAAATAGAAAATCTAAAAATTCTTGTAATCCAGGTCTTTCAAATGCCTCATATAAATCAACTATATAACTAGACTTAAATTTTAGAGCTCTAATATCTAATTCATCATCTGACATTTCGTCAAAACCTATTGCATGAATACATGTTTCGTCTAAATCTAATATAACATTCTTAATTTTCTTAGTATTCTCAGTCATATTGTCTTTTATTTAAGTATTTTTATTTTTAATACTTAAATAAAAATAACCCGTCTAGTGGAAAATAATTTTTATCATAATCTTGTACACAATATATAGATTTTTTTATTTAAAAAAAATAAAAAAATCTATATATAAATAAAAATGCTTGGAAAATTATTCGGATTGAAAACTTGTGATGGTACCTGGTCTGTAATTGTACAGATTGTACTTCTAGCGACTCTATTTTTACTATTCTCCGCGACATGGACATACAGACAGACAAACAAATTGACTAATATGAATGATAAAGGTATTGAAACATTATCAGATGATAATGTTCCTACAGCCTTTGGATATACTTTACATACAATATTATTTGCGTCGATTGTTACACTATTGCTATGCTGGGGTGATAAAAGGTAAATGTTTTTCGATGTTTAATAATCAAGTAACTAGTTTTAATTAAGATATATCATATATCTTAATTAATAGATGTAAACATAATTACTTCCTCCATATTTTACCTGGATCGACTACAGTTGAATGATGATTTGTGTGATTCATATTTAATGATTTTCTGTTAGTTACATATTCTGTATTATGATGTTGTTTATTTCTATCTATATTTATGGTTGGTATTATGTTACTAACAGTTTGTTGATTACGAGTTGTTTTATAATTATTAAATGGTTGAGAATTCAGATTCTTTGGATTACCATTTTTATATATATGTTCGGGTAAAGATGCATGTAATGTATTTCTTAATTGTAATGGTACATCTGATTCAACTTTTTTATATAAATTATTTTTCGAAACATTACTACTAACGTTTTTTGCTTTCAACATAGAAATCAACTCTTGGTATTTAACATCTCCTCTAAATTTATCTTTAGCTATATTACCCGTATTAATGTCTTTTATATTCATTTTGTTATTAAGTATATTTACATCTACATCGTGATGTTTATTTGTCTCAAATCTGTGTTGAGTATCTTTACCTGTTTGAATATTAACGTGAACGTTTTTATTTGTCAAATGAGACTTTTGATCTAGATCGGGTTTTCTTTTCTTATATATATTGTATACAAGAGTTGGCTGAACAGACGCTATGTTATTTTGAGTATCTTTTAATTTAAATTTTTCTTCTAAAATTACACCATTGTCTGGTTTTGATATTGATAATTTATTTTGATCATTAGAAGCTAACATGAACATATTTTTTGAAGGGATTGAGTTATGGTTACCAGGTAAAACAGGTTGCCTTGAAAGAGCATCTGAATCACCTTTTATATAATTAGAACGACGGATAATTTGTTCGTTTAGAGCCAATTCCTTTGGTTTACCTAAGGGTCCTAACACAGTCGTTCCACCTTTACCATAATCAATAGTTGCAAATTTATTAACACCACGTGCATACTGATTTATAAAACCTCCGTGACCGTATACCTGATTATTTAAAATACGTTCATCTACATTCCTTATCCAATCCTGGTTATCTTCTATTTTAATTCTTTCCTTTGTATAATATGATTTTTTCTCCTTTTTTATATGTTTAGACTCATGTAAACTTGGTCCTTTTGTAGCTCCACTCCAATTATCTGGAAGATCTAGTTGATTAAAATGTTTGTGGTTTCTTAATGAAGTACTGATAGACATATTTTATTTATATATAGTATTCTTTTATTTCACATATTTAAAAAAATACATCTTATTTATAAAAGATGTCAAATCAAGTAGATAATATGAAAGATATTCAAGAAGCATCCTTTCAAAACCTGCCATGTGAGTCTGCTATGGCTGCTACAAAAATATTGTCTTCTATGAAGAATTCTGATACAAACTCTCAATGGTTTGATATATCAAACTATAAAACAGAAAACGAAGAAAATTTAGAGTATATTAAAGTACAAATCAGAGATGGTTTGGATCCAGATGATTTAGAAGAAGACGAGAAAAATTTTGCAAAGTCTGAATTAGGAAATAATTGGAAAACTTTGATTTTACCATCCGAACAACAACCGGTAAAAGATGAAACAAATACAGTCATAGATGAGCACGACCAACTTGTGTTACCTCCTGAAATCGATATGCTACCTGACACTGATAAACAATTACTTGAACGAATGTTTACAGAAGGTACAACAGAAGAACTAGTAGAAAAAGCTCGAAACAGTCCTGGAATCATGTTTATCTTACAAAAAATAAAAGAGAATAACGCATCTGCAGGTCCTCCTGAGGTTTTAGAATAAATCTTATTACTGTTTTAAACATAAAGTAATAAGATATAAAATATGAATACGAATAAACAGCTAATTGATTTTTTTAGAAATATAGCTGACTCAATTGAAAATTCAGAGCTTAATCAAGCAGAGATGATAACAGCAGGAGAAATGTTTATGACGTTTTTATTTAGGAAGAATATATGCTCAAATGAAAGGCATAATCTATCAGAACAGGATCTTAAAAAATATGTATTTGCCGGTTGGTATTTTTATAATTATGTCAAAATAAATGAAAATAATAATGAAAATAATAACGAAAATAATAACGAAAACATTAATGAAAAAGTTGATAAAAAAAAAGATATTAAGTTATTTGTGATAATAGGAGGTTCTGTTGTATTGACTTCATTAATTAGTTACTTAATGTATTAAAATTATATATCATCGAAATTTATTTCTTCGTCTTCATCTTCATTTTTCCATATATATCCGTCGTCATCCATAATATCACTATTAGCTGCTATATCGATTGCGTTTTTAGCAAACCAATCAGGTATTTCTCCGTATTGTATTAGATTTTTAACTTCGGCATCGTTATATTTGTGTAAAATATCTACTTTATCTATTTGAAAATCTCTATTACTCATTATACAAACATCGTTTACCTTAAAAATACATCTTTTTCTGAATTTTCCAGGTATAACACCCATTATCTCTGTTCTATCAGTTTTCATCAACGTTACTTTCCTATCTCCTAGTAATTTTATGACTTTAGCATATTCTTCGCCGTTTTCTACATACTCTAATTCCCTGACTGATTGTTCAGGTCTATGACCTTTGTTTTTTTTGCTCTTTTTTGGCATCTTTATTATTCTACTTTTAATTTCTATTAAAAAATCGATTTTTTCATTATAAATTAAAATTAAACATAATAAACATGAAGGTTACTCTATATAATATAAAATGTCATGACAATAAAACTGTTGAATTCGATAAAGAAGGGATTTCGTTATTATTAGGACAATCAGGTATAGGAAAAAGTACAATATTACAAGCAATATATTTTGCTTTGTACGGAGTAGGTCACAAGATAATAACACACGATAAAACAAATTGTAAAGTTATACTAGAATACAATAATTTAATCATAACACGAACAAAAAATCCAAGTAGACTAACTGTAAACGATTTATCTGGATTGGAAGCTCAATTATTAATCGATAGAACTATGGGCACAAGTTTTGAAATAACTGGTTATATACCTCAGAATGCTATAAAATCGTTTGTATTAATGAATTCATATGACAAACTATCATTTCTGGAAAAATGTGCTCCTTCATTATGCGATATAGACTTAGAAAAAATAAAACAGAAATGTAAAAACAATATCAAAGAAAAGAACGATGAAATTATATCCCTTGAATCTAAATACAAAACATTGTGTAATATCGAAGATGTACATCAAGAACCAGAATACGTTGAAATGCCATCTTGTTTGGACTCATCAAATACTACGTTAAATGAACAAATATTGAAAAAATATATACAAGACATAGATGAATTAAACTGTAATACAAACAACATATCAAAAGTTATTTTGAATTACACCACAGATATAGATAGATTACATAAGTTGAAAATAGAAATAGATTCGAACTCGAAATTTCGAGTTGATTTACTTATAGAACGTGATAACTTGAATGACGAATTATCAAATCAAATCCAATAACAAAGAAATTTATTAATTCACTTAATCGATATTTTAAATGGAAAACTGTAAATAAAGATATACAAGAACTTGAACATAATATAGAGTCTAATAATATATTAATTGAAGATATGAAAGAAAAAGAAATTGAACAAATGAAACAAATGAAACACAAATATCAAAAAAAACTTGATAAAATATATGAAAAATACAGAAGTATAGAGTCGATTAATAAATCATTGAACGAATCATCCGAACAACTTATTAACATGAAGAAAATAAGTAAAATAGAAAATAAAGTACAACAATTTGGATATTCTATTACTGATAAAACAACTCTGGAAAAACGAATATTAGAATTTAATCAGCAAATAAACAAACATACAATAAGTATTAAAAAGCATAAATGTCCAGGTTGTAACTCATATTTTCATTTTACAGAAGATAATAAAATAGAGCTACTGTCTAGTAACGAAATTATATCTGATAATCTAGATATCGACTCTATAAAAGAACAAATAAACATTATTAAAAATGTATTAAAATATATTAATCGATTGGGTGATATTGTATCTTTGTTTGATACACACAACAGTACTAATATTGACGACATATCGCGTCAAATACAAAAATACAACAATATAAAAGAAGAAATAAACATATGTGAAAACAATATAAAAAAAATAGATCAAAAAACACAAAATAATGAATTCTCAACATCCATTACTATATTGAAACAGAAAAATGATAAATATATACGTGAATTATCTATTTTACTAGAAACTAATAATTCATCTGTTAGTTTTGATAAGGACGAAACATTTGATGAATTAAATAATGTTGACAATATGTCTTATGATGAACTACAATCACATATAAGAAAATATACGATTGAATACAACAAACAAGAAAGTATAAATATTCAAATAAATACGTTAAATACAAAGATAAATAATATAGACTCTACAATCAGAAAATTACTAGATGAATATAACATAAGTGATCCTGATGAAATAAATACATATTTGAGAAAAAAATCAAAAATAATCGAACAAAAAAATACAGAGTTACAAGACATAAAACAGAAAATAATAAGTAAAGAGCAAACCATAAATTCTATAAAAGAATGGGTTGAAATGAAACGACAGTTGGATAATTATAATAATATGCAAACGAAAATAAATGATACTTATTTATGTATTAACAATACAAGAAAAGAATATGCTGCTGCGTGTAAATTATACACCTCGTTACTCGAAAGTGAAAGTGTTGTTATAACTAATTTAATACAAAACATAAATGATCACGCAAGAATATATTTAGAACATTTTTTTGTCAATGATTTAATGTCAGCTGAGTTGATGACATTTAAAAGCAATAAGAAGAATGTTAAACCTCAAATTAATATACAAATACATCACAAAGGTATGGAATCCGATATAAACATGCTAAGCGGAGGAGAATTATCCAGGGTTGTTCTAGCATTTACATTAGCGTTAGCAGAAATATTTAATACTCCTTTACTTCTACTGGACGAATGCACTTCTAGTTTAGATCAAGAATTAGCAAATGATGTATTTGAGGTAATTAAAGAAAATTTTAAAGGTAAAACTGTTATTATAGTAGCACATCAAGTAGTTACGGGTATATTTGACAAAATTATTACTATATAATTCTTCTATAATATAAATATATTATAGAACAAACTTAAACTGACATTTGCACTTCTGTTGTATTCATAAGTAATGCATATATTAACCAACCAACTAAAGGAGCCATTAAAAATCTAGAAAGATGAGGTCCATTTGTAATTGTCATTATGGACAATATTAAGGAAATTAATATAATAAAACATCCAATAAATTTATTATCTTTAGAATATATCACACAGTTATTATAAATAATAACCCATGTGATAAGAGTCAACGTTAGTAATGTATATAATATGTTGTATAATTTATTACATCTATTAGATACTGCCCATGAAACACCTATAAGTATGTATAAAATAGGCCAAATGATAGAGAAAGAAACAGGGTCGGGTCTGAATTTAACATCAACACCTGATTGTTTATCCATTTTACATAAAGAAATTATAAAGTACCCAGATATAATAGGTATTAAAGAAATAATAACATCGATATAATTAATTAGCATTTTTATTATAATAAAATATTTTATTATAATAAAAATGCTAAGTACATCTGTTCGTATTATATTATCCATAATCACAGCTCTTATTTTTTGCGCTATCATTGCATTAGTTGTATATTTAATATTTTTTAAATCGTCTGTTAAAAAACAAACTTTTGACTGTTCAACCTGTAATAATTGCGACGGTAAGTGTATAGATTGTCCATTATGTGAAAAGGAAGAAACTTTTGACTGTTCAACCTGTAATAATTGCGACGGTAAGTGTATAGATTGTCCATTATGTGAAAAGGAAGAATTGTTTTGTGAATCTCAAACACCTGAACCAGGAACATTCTCACTCAAACGTGATATGACTACAGGTAAAATGTTTTGGGTTAAACACTCTACAAATGAAAAAGGATGGTATTGTAAGAACGGAGAACAAATTATGTTTGATCCTAACAACCCTGAATATCAATTACCTTGGTCTTCTACTGTAAGCGAAGATAACGATAATTATTATAGTTTCTGGAAAACAGTGTTTTTCTTATTTATTCATCCAAATAGAGAAGAATATATTAAACAAGTATTATCCGCTAAAGAAAACGTTGATAGTTCTTTTTGTAAAGATCAAAGAGAAAAGACAATCAATATATTTACAGAATCTGTCTGTGGTATTGATGATACACCACCTTCTCCAAAAGATGTAGACGAGTCCGATGCAGAAATTTCTGATAGTGTTAATGTTTCAATTCCTTCAGACGCGTTAATAAGTGAAGCAACTTCGTCTTCTCCTACTGGTTTTAAAAGTGTTGTTGATGGAAATTGCGTAGATAGCGTATGTGCCAAATTATTCCCTGATAATATAACAGAACCAACCGATTTCTGTGATAACGCATGGGGATCTGTATTATGTAAAACATTAGGGGACAATGACCAATGTAAAGAACGATTATCAACTGTAATATCATCTACATTTGATCAAGAAGGTGGAAAACAATCAATTGCAGGTTCGATTATATCTGCTGATGTATTGAGTAATGCATTGAATAGTTATTTAGATGACAGTTGTCATAAATTATATAAATCTGTAGATAAATATTATAATGAAATACTCGCTTATATATCAACTAAAGTAAATGAATTACAAACAGAAGGTAAGTTGATAGATATTATTAAGATGATAATAAATTTTGGTATTTTAATAAAAACAAAAGAAGAACTACAACAGATAATCGATAAGTTAATTGGACCTGGAAAAATCAATGTTGGCGATTTAATTGAACAATTTGAATTACCCATTGCGGATAGTTCTATTACTACAGATGGACCTAAGTTAGAAAGTACAGTTAATACTAATAAGATTGATACATACCTTGAAATGTTTAGCAAATACTATCTTTGGTATTCAACAAACGTATTAGGTGTAAATAGCTTTCAAGTAAAAACACGTATAGCAAATAGTGTAAGAAACTTTCTGTTGGAATTTATCATAGATTATGACGCTACATGTAACCCAAAAGATAAATCAAGTCCATGTAGAAATACAGGACAATGTACCATCGGAGGTAGAGGACAATTTTGCCCTCCTGATTTACCAACACAAATAGCTAGATTATCAAGTAGTAGTGAATACCCTACTAAATGTAAAGATGGTTTAGTAAACATGTTCGGTGGAAGAGAAATTGTATGTGGTCCTAAATGGGATAGAAAAATCTTGGATGGGGATATAAAATTAAATTTTGATAATTTATTAAAAATTTGCAAATACTCTGGAAATATTATAAAAATTAAAGAAAGCATTGATACATTAATATCTATGAAAGATAAAGCAAAAAAAGGGTTTGATTGGGTTGATACAAATATAGAAATGATCGAATCAGGATTAGAGTCAATAACAGGTAGAAAAGAAATAGGAGGATTAGAGTTTAGTAAAGCAAGTGATATTATAGAGGAAACAAAAAAATTAAAAGAAGAGATTCCATCTTTTTTCAAATCTCTTATAGACGATATCCCATTTCCTGCTAAACAAATTTTACAAGTACTATACAAAGGAATATCAATAGGTCTAGATCATTTTCCACCTAAGACTATTTATGATATATCGGTTGAAATAAGTCAAATATGCGATGATGTTAAATCTAAAATTAAAGAGATACAATTAACAAATGCAAAACAAAGAAATAGACAAAATACTATTTTATTCATGGAAAACCCTGATATAAAGCATTCTATAAAGTTGTCACCTAAACCAGAAAATTTGAGTGACATTGCCAATACTATTGACATATATTGGTCTTTTGAACAAAATGATGTGTTTTATATAGAAGAAGGACAAACATATCCTGGTTTTCCCTCATATTTTGACGGATACGATATTGATAAATATAGAGAATGGATTATAACCAATGGCCAGAAACTTGGTATAGATCCTTGCACATGCTCTAAATCATCATTAATTGGTGGTTATGATCATGGTCTTCCAGGTGGTTGCTCGGAATCTCCGGTTTATGATTCTATAAATCTAAAAGGTCAAGTAGTAAAATACAATACAAGTATATTCGATACAGATACATTGAAACATCATCAACCAATATGTGCTGTAAGCGATTTATGTCCAAGTCAAATGCCATTGAGTGAAGATAAGAATAACGTACCTATATATAACAGAAAAAATTGGCCGCAACCATATTATTTATCTAAAAAATCATTGTTGGATCAACATATTGATATGGGATATTTAAATCCTAAAAAAAATATAATAGGAACAGGAAGAACAATACCTAGATGGAGATACTGTAATAGAGATCTCGATAATACAGGTAATTTGTTTTTTCAGGCTTTAAAATTATTGGAGCCTGAATTCGAAAGAGAAGATATGAAAAATCGTAAAAGTTCAATTTATAATATTGTATTACGACGAAAAAATAATAATACAGAATCTTACAAAATATTTATAGAAATATACACTAAAATATCAAATTGCGAATCAACTGGTAGTTGCAGTGAAATTCTTAGTGATTTGGAAAATAAATTTACAATAATGGAAAAATGGTTGACAGATAATAATTTGATGAATAAGATATATTCTGACACTTATTTGACTGAAGAGAACAGTTTATCTACACAATCTGGATTTACACAAAATGCATCTGATGATACCTCTTTGTATGTAGGATGGCACCCTGTTATAGATGATAAATCTCAATCTAAATATTTTGACTATCAATTAAATAATAAAAGTAAATTTGTTGATTATATGAATGAAGATATATCAGAAGGTTCTCAAATGCTTAATAAAAAAGAACTCGCCGCAGTTCTTGCTGAAATAAAAGACAATGATATCTTACATAATGAAAATAATATTAATAAAAACACTTTTACAAAAAATATAACTTCTCGAAAATACCCTCATGTATGGGGTCTTAATGAAGGTTGGGATAAGGCAATAGTAACACCTTTTGACACTGTTTATTGTAGCAAAGACACTTGTCACAGAGATAAAATAGTAGGTGATGGTTCAGGTGGTTCCAGAGGTAGAAATAACGAAGATTTTGGTGATAATTTCTTCGATTTTTGGGGTTTAAGAAACCAAATACTTCCGTGTCCTACTGGTTATAAAGATTCAGGTGACATACATACCGACGAAGGTTGGAAACGTGTATGTAAATGGGACAAAATAAACGGTTTACATGATTATGTTATATGTGGTAAAGAAACAGAAGATGGATATCCAATATGTCAAGGTTTCGGAGGTAAAAATTTCGTAGATTACGGTGAAAAATACGATACAACCGGTTCAAATGCATTGTGGTGGAGTGGTAGTTGGGATAGTAATGATTTGGTAAAATGCGAAGATATTACGTTACCAGGTGATAAAAATTTAACAGGTGTATATGTACCTGACCAATCACATTATAATGTACAAGATAAAGATCATGATAAATACCTTTCTGAAGGAATAAATGAAAATGGTTATTGGGATCCTAGTATTTTAACATCATCAGATGATTTGGAATCCGATTTAAATGAATTAGGTACATTTTATAAAAGAGATTCATGGCTTCCTGGGAATATAAGAGGGGTTGACCGTGTTAAACTAAGAAAATGTAAATTATTAAAACGAAAAGATGGCAAAACAGTTAGTAAATGGAATACAGAAACACGCAAATGGATTGACTAATAAATAAATATTTATTATTTCATAATGAGAAATAATAAATAAATGAAAGAACATACAATAGATACCTATTTAGATAGTGTTCCACAGGATGTTTTAGGATATATTAATACTTTTTTGTGTTTATGTACAGTTTGTTATAAAAATAATATATCATCTTTTGTTGATAGTTGTATAGAATGTAAAAGACATTGGTGTAAAAACTGTCACAACACCGATTTACTAAAGAAGAGACATCACCCAATTATCAATGAACACGATTTTATATGTTCATATTGTTTCTATAATCTAAAAGACGGAAAATTTAAAATTTAATTTTTTCTATTTATTAGGGAATTAGGAGAAAATATTTCATATTCTTCTGTTCTAGACCAAATTGGAGGGGGAGGAGGGGGTATAGAATCAGAAATTTCTTTTTCACAATCAGCTAGATTTAATTCAGTAGTTTTTATATCTCCTTCTTTAATACCTGTACTGAATAATTGATATTCTTTTTTTGATATAGAGTCACTAGTCTGTCGCATCAAATTAACAAAATCGTCTTTAACTGTCTGATCGAAGTTTCCACACATATTTATACCTATTTGTTTACTTTCTGAAAAGGAATCTTGATTAGCGCCTAAATATACAAATAACCAGTTATATTTAGATTCCATATCTGTAATTAATTGTTTTACGTCTTTCATATTTGATTTTATAGATGAATTGTCTTGTCCATCTGATATTATTACACAAGATACTTCACAATTATACAATTGATTACTATCCTCAAGTTGTTTTTTCTTTGAATTAATTGACTCTGTTATTGCATCATACATGGCTGTCATACCTTCCGGTTTATATGAATCTAGTTTCAATGATTCATCGAGAGGTTTATCATTCATTATATTAATACAATTATGGTTAAATAACCACAATGAAACAACAACCTTTTGTTGTTGTTTGTTTTGTTCATTTAAAAAAATATTAACTGCTTCTTTTGGTTCATCTCCCATTACAGACATGCTTCCTGATTGATCCATTATAATTATAATATGTTTTATCGATGTATTAGCATCCATTTTATATTTTATTTTATAACTAATATTAAAATCATTTTTTAATATTAGTTGTAAAATATCATTGCATATTTAAATATATAATGATATTTTAATAAATGTCTGCTTTTTCTGAACAAAATAATAGTTGTGACTCTTGTCCAAATGGAACATCCCTTTGTTCTTCTGATGAAAAACCAATTTTTAAATATTGGGGTGGAATAAAATCAAGGAATATGTATATTGGTTTTGTACTTGCTGGTATGTCATGTCTTGACAAAGTAGTGTTTAAAACAGATTATCCCTGGCCTGGTACAGAAGAATGGAATAATTTACCTGAAAATGATTTGTCTGCATGGAAACAACTACCTTGTTTAGAAGATAATGGTTTTATAATTTCGGAATCAATGGCGATAGTTCGTTATTTAGCTCGTAGATTTGGATGGGATGCTGCTAATATCGAAAAATTTGGACAAAATGAACAACAGATTCAATGGACAGATAGTTTGCATGTTATACTTAGCCGTGCTCAATACACAGATGATCGTGTCAATGCAATGAATGAACTATTTTCAACAAACGGAAAAATACAAAATATGCTTATTGGGTTAGAAAAAGTATTAACAGGAGATTCGAATTTATATACACCTGGTGACTATTGTGTCTGTGCGGGTCTTAATATACTACAAGATTTGGAACCGGGATGTTTCGATAGTTATCCTAAAATCAAAAAACTATATACAGATGTTTTGGATATGGATCAAGTGAAGCAATTTTTGGAAACTGTTCCTGGACAATATTTTAAGAGATCTTCTTAACATTATCATGTTCATCTTCAATATTAAGTGTTATTATAATTAAAACTATTTTCAGAACCAAAGGTATAAAAAACCACAACCAATGTTTTTTTAGGAACATAATATGCTTAGATTTCGACATAAAAACAAACAAAAAACAAATAAATAATATTTTAATAACTAATAGCAGTACAATCCATTTCCAATTTTTATTCATAAATTCCGTATAACTTTGTAACATATTTATTTATTATTTTTATTATTACAATAAATAAATGAATGTTTCACTGATTATAATATTAATATCTGTACTATCCTTAACCGCAACAGGGATTATTGTATATTTTATTGTGAAAAGTAAAGATAATAACACTGTTGCGGAAAATGAATTTAACGAAAGTGCTACAGTTTTGAATAATGTTAATTCAAAATCCCTATCAAATGATTGTAATATAGAATGTACAGGCGAAAATACAATACTAAACATCAATAATTGTGATTGTGAATGTATTGGTAATTGGGTACAATCAAAAGAATTATATACAAGACGACCTGAAGAACAATTATATTGTTCTGTATGTTTATGTGATGACGGTAAACTATGTGATAAAAATAAAAAATGTGAATAAATAAATGAATGGTTGTACACATGTAACAATTTTTATGTTTATATTTATTACGTTTATTTTCGTTTTATGCCTTTGTAAATCAAGTAATAAAAAAAAGTATCGCAATGACTGCCATAATTGTGGTTATGAATGGTTTACGAGAAGAGGAGATATAAGTTGTCCTGTTTGTGGTTTAAAATGTAATGAACATCAAAAACATAACGAAGACTGTACACAATGTTTGTGTACAGGGAATTGGTCAGGAGACGACTGTAACACATGCCCTGATGGATATGGTGGAAATGATTGTCTGTCCAATATAGATTGTGAAGGTTCTTGGACTATTACATCAGAATGCGATAAGGATTGCGGTAGAGGAACAGAAAAACTTATATATAACGTAACTCAACCGAAACAAGGAGATGGTCAGGAATGTCCAGCCAAAGACAAAGAAGAAAAAACCCAAGAATGTAACACACAGCCATGTCCTATTGATTGTATCGGAGAATGGACCGATTATGGAGATTGTGATGCCATATGTGGTTCAGGAAAACAAACAAGAACATATAATGTGACAACTCAAGCACAGCACAATGGTAAAGAATGTTCAGCTGAAAACGGTGAACAAGAACAAAGAGCATGTGAATCCAAACCATGCCCTAGTTGCGGTGCCAACTCCAAATTAGTTAATGGCGAATGTGAATGTCAGGGTAATTATACAGACCTTTGCGAACTTAAAACTCCGTATGATAATTATAGCGAACCTTTTTATTTCTGGCCTAATACAATAGCTCCGGAATTTGTTAAAAGTGAAAAGTATTTCAATATATTTCCTTATGTAAAGAGTGGGCCTACAGAAGGAACAATAGAGATACCAAATGGTGATATATTAACACCTGATGTAGGGGTTGTTAAATCTGTTGCTAAAGAAGGGAAAGAATGGGTTGTCGTGGGTGAAGGATCAAGTGAAAATGGTAAGATAGCATACTCATGTGATGATGGTATATCATGGTATACAATTGATCAATTAAATGATGATAATAAAGTTATAGGTACAGGTAATACGGCCTTTTCTAATGATAATTTCGATAGAGTATGGAAAGAAATGGTTATGATTCCAGCAAATCATCCAGATAAACAGGGTAGATATTATATATGGAGAGCCGTGGATAGCACATCAACATCACCAAGTGAGTCGATTATATATTCAAATGATGGATTAAATTGGAAAAGAGGATTAGGTGAACCTGAACAATTACTTACATCAACAACTAAAGAACAAATGACACTTGAAAGTGACGGTCTTAAAGATATTATGAAAGATGTTAGATGGATTCCTAATAAAAAATTTCCTAGAAATTGGTCTGGAACATCTTGGAAGATAACAACAGATAAAACTAATTTATTCTTCTTACATGGGTTTTTTCATACAGGTTACAAAGGGGTAGATAATGTGTATAGATCTTCAAACGAATACAAAAGGCCTCTAACACAAACAAAGAATGATAAAATAGAAGAATTACGAAAAATAGAATAATTTATTTGTAAAAATACAAATAAATTATTATTTAGGTAATATAAATATACCGTCAGAATTAATCCATTCATTTAAATATCCTATATCAATTATCACTCTATCTTCGGGGGGTACTTGTAATAAAGTGTTAATTACCTGTTCATAAATCGGTCCAAATTTAGTTTTAGTTTTAGCATCTTTTTTCCAAAAAGTACCTTTTTCGCCTACAGCTGTGATTCTTAAAATATCACCCCCTGAGAGAAATAATTTAGCAAATGTTGTGTTTTCTTTAGGTTCACCAAATTTACTTACAACATGTTGTAAGTTATTATTAAGTGATTCATCACTGTTAAATCCATCATCTTTATTTCTAACCAACTCATACATTATATCATGTATCATCGAAGCATAATCAGATAATGATATAGGAAACCAACCCTCTGAGATTAATTCTATGGCTAAATTATTAGGGTTAGGTCCCATATAATTACAATTGAAGTGGGTGTCACCGTAACTGTTATTTTTTAAATGACCATTAATAAGGTTGTTAAACCGAAATATACCATTTGCGTAATAAAATTTATCTGGAGCCACTACAAGATCTTCTTTACAATTATCTTGTACATGACCCTTAATTCCTAATTTTAGTTTATTGAGAAAAACTTTAAAGTTTAAATCATTAGAACATTTGTTATTATATGTTTTAGAAGTTGTTGATCCCATTTTTATAATATGTATATATTATAAAAAAATTATAAAACTGAATTACCATATTCAATTAAATCATCTTCATCTAATATAAGAGCGTCACCAGAATCAATATCATCTTGTAATGTTCGTATTCTGTATCCTAACCATCTACATCCACTTTCAGTATCACCCCATAATCTTTCAAAATATTCTTTTACCTCATTCTTTATAGGCAAGGACATATTAGGGAAACTTTCTTTGAACCATTCTTTAAAATGAGCATACATTTCAGTAAGGCTAATTGAAGCGGTTACAGTCTCTACAATACATTCTTCTATAAATTGTCTATATATATCATTTTGTCTTCTGTAAATAGCAGTTGCTTCTTTTACTTTTTCAGGTTCAGTTCTTACAGTTATTTTTGCTCTCCATTGCAATAAATACCATGCAAATGCTTCTATCATACCAGGTATTTTACCTTTAAAGTCTCTATCCATAGGAAATCTTTTTTGTCTTAATTGTTCTTCATATTGACTAGGACATTCTTCATTTGCATCAACAAATGTTGATTCAAATGGTATAACACGTATACGATTCCAGGTTGCCTGATCCGAATATTTTAATTTAGGTAATTTGTTACATATAAATGTTAGTGTAAACATTGGAAATACCTCTCTCGTAGATTTACCCTTTTCGAATAAGTCTCTTGCCCAATAACTATCTCCTCCAGATAGTTTCTTTAATTCCCCAATATTAAGCGTTTCATCTGCGTCTGGTTCTTCCATAGTTACATGTCTAACAGGTGGAGCAGCTCTTGATAATTCAGGATTTGCAGCACCAGTAGATGTTTTTTTACCTGTAAAATATTGTGTATTAAACTTTATAGCTAATTCTCCAAGCATCATTTCGAAAAAATTTTGTGCTATTGATTTGCCATTATCTCCGTCTCCAGTCCACATATATACTTTTTTTTGACTATTACCACCTACAAATATGTCAGAATATACATCCATGAAATAAGTACGTATCGAGCTATCTGGAAATATTTTTTCTAGAAAATTCTGGACATCTATTACAGCTGTATCAGCTGGGGTAAAATCTTTATATTCAATCGGTATAGTTTTACTAATATAATCATCTTGAGAACCAGGTCTAAATGTGTTAGCTTTTAAATCATATACACCGTTCTTAAAAGCTATAAGATACGCGTTTTGATCTAGCTTATTTTTAAAATTACGATCATAAAATACTTCAGCTGCTTCTCTCATTACATTATTTTTAAAAGGCGCGGATTTCATATTACATATTATTTTGTTTATTTGTGTCAACTTTACTTTCAGACTAGCTTGTCTTGCTTGGTCCATTTCATTTCCGAAATCTTCCATTATGTTACTAGCCATTTTGACATAATCTTTTACTAATTTTTTCGATATTTGTTCTCTTAAAAATACACCTTCTTCTATTTCTTCCCATTTATGTTCGCTTGACCTATATTGATACCAGGTCTTTGAACTAATTGAAGCGCATCTAAATTCATCACCAAAGTAAGCCCATAATACATTAGCTATGTCATTATGTGAACCGTTTAAAGAAGCTTTTAGTAACGGATCTATTTGTTCTTGAACAAATTCATTGTATTTATCAGGATTGTCAATCTTAGCCAGATACTTTAGACTTCCTATAGTCTTATCTTTTTTTGTCATACGTTCCCATTGATAAATACAGGCTAATTCATCATATTTTTCAGATAATCTAGAAAAATCTAACCATATATTTAGAGCATCTTCTGTACCATCGCCTATATTAAATAATATCCATCCGATATTAATCCACTCATTTCTATCATCTGCTCTGTAACTAGAAATCATAGTCATTAGCTTGGTAGCTAATTTTAGATTATGTTCACATGACATAGAAGTCTGGTTAAAATGTTTTTTTCGTATTCTATTTGATTCTTTATTTTTTGTTGTTTTAATAAGAACTTCTAAACCTTCTTTTAGGCTATTAGTTGATCTACCATATGGTGCTATGCTTAATATTCTAGGCAAATAATACTCTGTATTTCCTTGTATTTTTATCAATTCTTCGTCATCGTTATATATCTTGTAATCTTGAAACGCTTCATCTAAACTTATACATTCAGATTACTATCATATATTTTTGTCAATAAGTATGGTTTAGAATCTTCTGATTTTCTACAACCGTATAATAACCAAGGTACGTTACATACTGAGTTATCAATTACACTACTTGACTGTTCTATACCCAAGTTAGCAAACAACTTTTTTTTATCTATTTCTTCTTTAACACGAGCATATAAATGAACTGTTTGGTCTTCTTTAGATAAAAATATATTTGGGAAATGTAAATGAAAACCATTTTTTATATATCTATTTTGGTAATTGTTTATGTAATATATATCCTTTTCTAGTACAACACAATGTAAATCCTCTTCACAACATGTTTCTAAAATATTTCTAAGTACAGTTTGATATATGCTTATAAGATCCTTTATCTGTTGTGAAGTATACAAATGATTTTCATTATTGATTGTAAATTGCTCTGTTTCCAATATTTTAAGATCTACGTCCACTAATACAGGCAGATATCTACTAGGTTTTTCTGCTATACCAAACATAAACTGATCAGTATCAACACTTAACATTTCGTCACAATAACATGTCCAGAATTTTTCCAAAGTATTTCTATTAAAATTAAATTTACCTCTTGGTTGAAGCATCGAAACATGAGTATGCCACACTACATCATTCGCGTCTACCATGTTATTTTTTAGTAATTCTGTTGTTGAAACTTTCGATGCCATTTATTTATACTTTTATTATCACACAAACATTTCATTTTTTTCTTTAACTTTATAATTTTTTTATAAAAAAATTATAAACTATCAATATAATTAGTTACCCAGTCGTTCATTCTTTTTAGTTCATCTATGTCTTTATTTATTGTGTCTATAGCCTTAGATTCTGAGGATAATACAAGTTTTTGTTTAGAAATAATTTTTCTATAGTTAATTACGTTGTAGTATATATCAAGAATATAAATAGGTATAAAACTACAGATAAATATCAATAACCCATATTGTTTCGTTACAAATATATATAACATATAGCTCAATATATTACCAAATACAATACCATAGGATTTTGAAATCATATACATTAACTTATCCCTCTCTTCATCTTTATAATTTTTATTATTTTTATAAATGTGTGTTTTACTTTCATACAATTTATTAAGTTCTACTAAATTCTTTAATTCGTTTCTTATATTCCTATTTCTTTCATCCCACGTATCGTGTTCTTCTTCTAAATCGTTATTTTTCATTGTAAGTTCATTGTTAATTTGTTGTAAATCTTTTACCTCATTTGTTAATTGTTCAACTTGTATGATAAGATAATTTCTATTCCTGTCTATATCATTAGTATCTTTAACCCTATCTATATTACTATTGTTTAAAAAGTAACTTTTGAATGGTAAATTTGTAGTTGACGAAGACATGTTTATTTTTTTGTTATTATTTTTTACAACTAAGAATACAATTTTAATTTTAAATTGCAAAAACATGTTTTTCATATTTGAACATATTTAAAATTGTATTCTTCGTTTATTTTTTATATGAATAATAAAAAATGGGAATCAAACACTTTTTCTATTGGTGGAAAACCAATTTCAAACAACATATACATAATGTAAGTAAAGATGATAAACTAAGAGATAAAGACATCAATATTGACACTTTACTACTAGACCTAAATGGTATATTTCACAAAAGTGCTCAAAAAATATTTAAATACGGGTCTTCATCGGAAAATAATAGTCTATTGACTAATAATAAAGCAATTATAGAAAATAATAGCGAAAACAGAATTTTAGTGTATAAAGATATATGCGAATCCATTTCTGGTTTAATACATATATCACAACCTAGTAAATCTGTAGTATTATGTATTGATGGACCAGCACCTAGAAGTAAGCAATATCAGCAAAGACAAAGACGTTTTACACCAGGTAGAGATACAGACTCTGAATTTGATTCTAATTGTATAACACCTGGTACTATATTTATGGATGAATTATCTAATTATATAAAATCTTACTTAAAGCATAATAAATCTACAAAAAGCGAATGGAAAGGTCTTGATTTAGTTTTTTCGGATGAAAAGGTACCAGGTGAAGGAGAACATAAAGCGATAAACTATATAAAAAAACACGGTATGGACGATGAAACTTTTTGTATAAACGGCCCAGATGCAGATCTTATAATGCTTGCATTAGCGACACATAAACAAAATTTCTTTATACTTAGAGATGACATGTATAGTATTGATAATGATTTCTTCTGTATTGACATAAAAAAATGTAACGTCGACTTATTAAAAAAATTAAAATGGGATTCGAAAGAACATATTTTTGATAATAAAACCGTTATAGATGACTTTATATTTATTTGTTTTCTTGTCGGTAATGATTTTTTACCTCATATACCTTCTATAGAAATTATAAAAGACGGGATTGAATTGATGATTGATATATATAAAGAAGTTTGCAAAGTAAACGGTCATTTTACTTATAAAACAAATAAATTGAAAACTCGTATTAACTTAAAATCATTTAAAGTATTTATGAATGTAATTGGAATGTTTGAAAAGCAGAATTTTGAAGAAAAGGTAGTTTCTAGATGTTTTCCAGATAAATTACTCGAAAAATTTATACAAGCGACAGAACCTAATGTAACATTAGACATAAATGGTTATATAAACCAATATAATAAAGAAAAATTTAATGATGATATACAAAACACGTGTCATAAATATATACAGGGATTACACTGGGTATTAACTTACTACACAGAAAGTGTTCCATGTTGGAATTGGTATTTTGAATATCAGTATGCCCCTATGGCATCGGAGATTTGTAAATATGTTGATACCTACAAACAGCCCAGATATGGTAATACAAAACCATCTCTTCCTTTTGTACAATTACTTTCTGTGTTACCACCCTCAAGTCACAAACTAATAGCAGAACCATTACGTAGTATATTGACAGACCCTCCGTCATCAATTAAATCATTTTTCCCAGACGAAATAAAAGTTGATATTTCCGGTAAAAGAAAAGAATGGGAAGGTATTACACGTGTTCCAATGATAGATGTAAAAAAGGTTAAAAACGAATATTCAAAAAGAAAACATAATATATCATTAATTGATCAGAAACGAAATGTATTGAATAACGATATTCATATATAAATAATATTGTATTAAGTTTTATAATTATAAAACTTAATACTCATTATAATAGTCATGTGTCCCTAACAATTTGTCAAGATAACCAAAATTACCCAGATTAAACTGTGATTTTTGATGATGAATAAAATGTTCTGTTCCATGTGTAATATCATCATCTCCGATTATTGTATGATGCGATGATATAAATGTGATCAAAGATGAGGCAAACCAAATGGAAATAACAGGTGTCGAAACAGAAACATCCAAAATATACATTTGTAAAAAGGGTCCTATAACCACGCTTAAAATAACAGCAAATAAATGGTCAAAAACATGTGAATAGAAAGAAGTGAAAACAGATGTTACCTTAAACTTGTGATGCATTTTATGGCACTTACGATATATAAAGGGTTGATGTAAAATTCTATGAACATTAAAAAAATAAATTTCATGAACTAAAACCCATAAAACTGGATATAAAGCTTCTTTTATATTTATATCATTGTAATTTGATACATTTGTGATTCTGTCACCGACACTTCTTATAAACACATCTGAAGTAAATTTGGTTAATAACAGGTTAATCAAAATAACACATTTATCTTTAATAGACAATGGCACCTGTGTTTTATTAGGTGATATAGTATGTATAAACAACGTATGTATTAAAACACTTGATATAAAAGAAGGAATCTCTGTAGATTTTTTTGGTATATTAATACATGTATACAAGAATGATATACATTTGGGTATAGAATGATAGATTACATTTCTATACTTATTAATATTATCGTATAATTTGTTCCAACTGAGCATTTTTATTATATCCAATTAATGTTTAATTATTAATTGTTTGACTTTTTCCATCTGAATATTCAAATGTTAATGTATCAAAACCGAAAAATTTTGGTTTGATATTTGTTCCGTGCCAATTATAATTTGGACCTACATAAGGCAATATTTTATCAGTTATGTCATCAGTACCATCACCTATAATTTGTAATATAGGTTTCGGACCCCTTCTAGGTTTTACTATCATCTTATATTCCTGACCAGAGATAATATATTTAACTTCATATGTATCTTTTTCTATAAGTTTAACAGTTTTATTTAAATATTGATATATACATATATATATAAACTGACATATCAATTTAACTGACATCCAATAAACTAAAAAGTCATTTTGTTCGATTGATTTGTTTAATAGTTTTATTCTTCTCCATTTCTTCATTATATCTTTAATACCTACTGTTTTGTTTACGAAATATAGACTATATCCCAATGTTATTGTAGTACCGACTAGTATATAATACATCTTTATATATAATTAAATTACTGTTTAAATTTTTTATTTTATTTTAATAAAATAATGATGTTGACTATTATTTTATTAGTAATTTTTTTATCTGTAATTATTTTATTTTCCTTAATTCTTAGTGAAAAAATTGTTATACGTAGTAAATTTGCTCATAAAAAAAATACAAGAAAAAAAGGTATAGTTTTTTTCGATATTGATGATACATTATCTACAATACCTAAAGAAGAAAATCATAAAATTATAAAACACTGTATTGACAGTAATTATGACATAGGTATCGTTACAGCTAGCAAAAGACCAATAAATTTTGTATGTAATAATTATACACCTAGTAATATATCGAGATGGGCTCCTTCTATATTATGTAACAAATTACAAGAAAATAATTTTAAAACTTTTAATTCACTAGTTGTTACGTCAGGACAGCCTTATTATATATTAAATGAAGCATACAAATATGACAAAGACAAATATATATACGGTAAACTAAAAGGTCTACAAATATTGAAAACTATTCAGCAGATGAACATAGAAAATTTAAAAAATTATGATGTAATATTGGTAGATGATCAATTAGACGTACTTGAAGGAGCTAAACAAGTGGCTCCTTTTATAAGACAAATACATGTAAATAATAATAATATAAAAAATAGACTATCAATAAAGCTATTAAATTTATATAATTAAATATAGCAGATGGTGGTTTACCTTAATAGAGTTAATTGTCCTTGTTTCGTGCGTCGACATCAAATATGTTCATCTCCCAAGGTTTTCTACACATATCGTCATCACAACCTCCCTCTTCACATCCATTTCGACTTTTAGCCACGTGTACATGTACGAATCCATCCTCAGAAAAAATTTTCATTTTTTTCAGCGAAGGGGCGTAAATATGGAGCGTACAGGCTAGAGTGGAAGTTCGGTTCTCCAATCGGTGTATTCCAATATCGTTATTGGCATAGGTGCCATTGACATTCCCTTTATCAAGCTCAGTGACCTTGATAACCTTGAGATTTCCACAGTGACCGATTACAGTAAATGGATCTTTCTGTTCAGCATCTAAAAACTTACGATCCAGTTTAGGAAGCTGGTATTGAACCTCATGGACAGTCCCTTCAACAACTCTAACCCAACAAGAAGACGCATCGTGATCGTGAATAGTACTCTTGCAACCAGGAGGCCAACACATCAATATTACGTCCATGTTATCATCGCTATGAATGAGATTACGAGTGTACTTTTTCGGATTGTTAGAGTCAATAGAGATGTACTTGTTATATTCTTCAGGCATCGGCAACCAATTCTTTATCTCTTTTGATACCTCACCGACGTCATGAGTATTATGATCGTTCCCTTTTACGTTTTTCTTAAGGTACTCTATGAGAGACGCGAGGGTATGCACATTAGAACCTAAACGCTCGCTTATTTCTTTTTGGCATTTGCGTATTGATTCTTTACCAAAATATTTTATGTTTTTGGACATTTTTATTTTAATATCATTATATTAAAATAAACTCGATTTTATTAATATTAATTAGCACGTTTTCTCATTTTTCTTCTCATACGTTTCAAACGTCTCATTCTCTTTTTTTTCCATTTTTCTCTCATTTTATATATAAAATATATTTTATTAAATTAACATTTTCCATTTTATATAAATAACAATGATATTCTGTTTAAACAAAAAACATAATATAATAACAAAATGGAAAATGATGATATATTGATCAATAAGACAATAAAATTTATAGATAAAGTCTTAGAAAATAGACAATGGAGTCATGGTATTGAACACTGTAAATGTGTGTTAAAAAACGCGTTGAATATATGGGATAAAGAAGGTGTAAAACTACTTGATGATAATAAAATAAATCCTTTATTCTATACAAATATACCTATAAGAACATTAATTGGTGTTGTTGCGTTATTACATGATGTATGTGATCATAAATATAAAAATACGGCAAACTTTCAAAAAATAAAAGAGTGTCAAACAAAATTTTTACAAGATATGTTAAATCAAACAGATATACACATTATTGTAAGTGTTATCGATAATATTAGTTTTAGCAAAGAACAAGAATATGGGATTAGTAAAAATTTAACAGATCTTGAACATTTAATTAGAAATGTAGTAAGTGATGCTGATAAACTCGAGGCACTAGGGTATATAGGTATAAAAAGATGTATGATATATCAAAGAGAAGTAAACATAGAAGAAAATCAAGGATTATCTGAAGAACAATTAAAAAGCAAAGCTATATATCATATGCGAAATAAAATATTAAAGTTATATCCCGATTTTTTTAGAACAAAATCAGCTATGTCAATAGCACATGAACGTCATGAAATAATGAAAAGTTGGCTTGAAGTAAATTCATAGATAATTTTAAAACTTTGAACATTTTCAAAGTTTTAAAATTGAAAATATGATTATGTTATGTTACAAAAAATAACAACTGACTGAATATGTTTAACATTTTAAAAACAGTGATCTTGAATTCTATTAAAAATACACCTGTTAAAACAAGTCTTGGCAGATGGGCACCTGTTAATTACAAACAACAAGAGTCACGTGCTATGTGGTCATCAATTGATAATTGCGGAGATTGTAATGATCATTTTAATAATCACATCGATCTATACTGGATTTTTGATAGAAAAGATTCGAAAAATAGTAAAAAAGAAATGACGACTTCACGTTCATCAATACCATACATGAGGAAGAGATATAGAAATCGAACATGGCATGGGAGTAAATGTATTACGTGTGGGAGCTTACAACACACATCTGAAAATTGTCCTAACAAACTAACTAAACTAACTAAAATAAATCACTACATCCCTATCAAACAAGGGTGATAAAATTGAAAATGAGATAACTTTTTCTATCAAATAGTGTAGATGGGGGTGCTTTTGTGCTAGACCCATTGAGTAAGTAAATGGCCTGATCGGGAAAGGACATATTACTGCATGTATTGTTTGATATGGCCGCTGTTGTGATCTTCTGGGTGGACCGGGTTGATGGGTGTATCGTTTTAGTCCTTGGCGAGGTACACTAATTCAAACATCAAACCGATAACCATCCAGGTTCGAATACAGCGGAGACGAAAGTAGAGATCCTGCTTTTTCCATTGATTCTCAGTATATGTCAGTTATATGACACCGCCCGTAAAGGTAACATCAATCTCTGGAATGTAGAACTAAGGTGAAAAACTGAGAGTGATTGGACTGACAAGAAGTGTCGAGTGTCTTTTCAACTGTTGTAGCTCTTGCCGATTTACTGGATTGATCTGGACCAAATCACGCCAGGAGGGAGACCTCAGTTGTGATTTTGAAGCCCTTCGGTGATTCCGCCGTACCTGGGGGTAGAGATTTTCGAGGCACGCTAGTGTCGACGACTTCCAAACAACAAAACCAGGAAAAACAAAAGAAACAGTGAGCGCTGTTTTCTCTGAGGGGGTACTTGCTACAGTTTACTGTAGGCCTTCAGTTAAAAATCGTCTCGTAGAACATCAAAATTCACACATATTTGGGGGATGGGGAGGATGCACATGCAATTATTGTGCGGAAGAGGAGGAATATATGACTAGAGAGTTATCAGATGAAGAGTTCTCAGATGAAGAGTTTCAATATTCTTCTAAATCACCAACAAGCGTGATACAGCAGTCAATAGTCACAAACAAGCAGCCAATAGTCACAGACAAATTTCAATTCGACCAGCTCAATGTTTTCACCTGTCTTAAAACAGGAGTGAAAACATATGAAGACGGGTCCCGTGTTCCTGACCCAAAAACAAAAGAAGAGCTAGAGCGGGAAAAACAAAGAGAAGAGTTTCGTCGTTTCAATGAACTTGGGGACTTAAGAGTAAAACAAGTGATGAAACATATGAATAACAGGATCACTAATGCGATCCTTATTCAAAAAATGTGCAGGGGGTTGGTTTCCAGATTCAAGTACTTTCGTTTGATCGGTTATCATTATCGTCCACAAAGACTTGTAAAAGTAATCAAACTGAGACCATCGGCTAGTTCCAAGTATTATACTTGGAAGAAAGGAAACAAGGCAACGAACACTTCTAGAAACGCTTGGGGTCACAGACGAAACGGTGGATCGAAAAATCAGGTGGCTCTTTCTAAACAATCTAAAATACTCACAGAAAAAGATATGGAAATGGCCAGGCTAGCTCGTAAGGAAAGACGTTTGAAATCCAAAGAGACTAGAGAACTAGAACTCGAAAAGGCCAAGGCGAGAGAATTAGAGTTTCAGAAACGAAAGCTGATGTTGGAAAAAGAAAATTCTGAAGTAGCTCAACCTCCAGTTGTTGTAGAGGAAACTGAATGGCAAAAGTTCAAAAGAGAAGAACTAGAGATGTTTAAGCAAATGGTTCGCGAGAAAAAGGATTTCGTGGATCCGGTTCAGCATGCAGAGAAAGATACTGAACCCTCTAAAACACACCATTCGAAAAGGTGGAATGTTATTAGCCGCGCTCAGAAAATCAAACAAAAAATCGCACTGGGGATTGAGCAGTCTATGTATAACAAATCTTCTTACAGAACATGTAGACACAAGAGTAAACCCAATGTAACTGATCGGATAATTATGTGTAAGTCTGTTGGTAGATACAAATGTACAAAAGAAGATTGTAGATATGCTCATAGCAGAAAAGAGTTGAACATCAAAACCTGTTTTACTGGAGCTAAATGTAAGAGGGTTTGTCTCATGGGTGGTGTTGTCGTATCACAAAAAAATGCACCGTCTTGTTGTTTTTTCCACCCAAGCTTGGGTGAAACATATTCTTCGTATTACAACAGACTTAGAATCCCGTTAGACCGACCTAGCAAAGAGCCAGCAGATAAAACTAGCATTGTTAGAAATACATCGACCCCCCCTATCATCAAATCAACATGGGGACCACCTTTAACTGTAAAAACAGAGGAGGCTCCTGTGAGAAAATCAAGATGGGGACCACCTATAAAAACAGAGGATGCTGTAGTAAGGAAATCAAGATGGACTAACAGGAAGACAAGCAGATGGGACAAAAGAACAGTGACGAAACAGGTAAATATACAGACGAAATCTAGAAAACCAACATGGGTTGACATTGTCAAGAAAACACATTGTTGATATTCGCCAGGTGTGTGTGTTCCTTTATAAAATAATAAAACAAATTTTGTTTTATTATATATTGAACGATCATCGTTGTAGGGGAGGGGATGGGTGTGGTTATTGATAAAATTCATATTGGTTCTGATATTAACAACATTGTTCATTATTTGAAAGTCATAAGACAAAGTAAGACTCATATGTATAGATTTAAGTTTTTATATCTATTATATTTCAATATATATAAAAATAACTGTTTATTATTCATAACCTATAGGTATCTCTTTATATATGTTCTGTTTTTTCAAAAACACCAATGCCTTTTCAGCAGCTTTTTGTTCTGCGTCCGCTTTTTTAGCTGCTGATCCTGTTCCTAAAATAACTTCATTACTTCCTTTTTTATCTATTGCTGACGCCTCAAATATTCCTGTATCTGGGTTACGAGTAGAAGTATATTTAATCTGACCTAACTTTGTCTTTTCATAATCAAACAATTCTTTTAATCGAGTTTTAGAATCATACAAATCTTCATATTTTAAAGATATATGTATATCGTTGAAAATACTCTCTAATATATTATATGTAAGTATCGACCCGATTCCTCTTTTAAATATTTTATTACCTAGATATTCAACAACACCTATAAAAGCCTCAAAACAGTCTTCCAACAAAGACTTTTTATTTCTAGATCTTTCTTCATTTGAAGCTCTGATATATGGCCAAAAACCTAGATCTTCTGCTATTTTAAAGAAAGACTGTTTTGCTCCATAGTTAATTCTAAGTCTTGCTACTATTTTCACGCCATTTTCGTTATCAAGATTCGGAAATCTATCCCACATGTAATATACTAAAAATTTATTTGCTGATACATCTCCTAATTGTTCAAACTTTTCGTAGTTAACATCTAATTCAGCTGTTGTGGAAGTAAACGCTGTTTGAAAATATTTTATATTACTTTCGTCTAAAAACATCATAATTTTCTTATCTGTTATACCAGTTCGTTTCAGAACTTCAAATATTAATTTCTGAAACGAATCATCAGTCTGTGGCAAATAAATTCCTTCTTTAGGTGTCATTGTAAATCTAGACATGATCTTATTTTATTTTAAGAAAAGATTTGTAAAAATCAATTTGTATTTTTTAGACTTAAGGAAATAAAATATTTATATTAAAATGAACGAATTATCATTTCACACTCGAACTAAATACACATTAGTAAAAGTAATCGAAGAAGGAAACATATCTGAGTTTAAACCTATATTTAGAGCTATGAACATTAAATGGAATTCAAATTTAAAAGGTTGGTTAATAGACAAAGGAACTGAAGAAAAAATAATGGATAAAATTAAAAATATATCTCAACAATTACAACAAAAAGATATCAAAGATAAAGTAAATGATGAGGAAATGTCCTCATCATCTCCAGAGATAGAAAGAAAAAAATCTCCGGAGATAGAAAGAAAAAAATCTCCAGAGATAGAAAGAAAAAAATCTCCGGAGATAGAAAGAAAAAAGAGAAATAGAAAAAAAGATAGAAAAATCCAACGAAGATATAGAAGGTCTAGAAGTCCTGGGTCTTCTTCATCAGATGAAGAAGACCCGGTTTATATTGCTCATACTTTATCAAATTCTCTAAATAGAAATGATAAATTAGATCTTTCATCTGACGAGTCTCTTTCAGATAATGATCTAGATAAGAGATCAAAAGAAAGAGAATTTATGTTTTCAGATAAGGCATTAGATAATTTGTCCGATCTACAAGAACGATTTAAAGATCTCAACAGATAATCTTATTATTTTATATATTTATTTTTCAAAATAAATAAATATATTATATAAAATAAAATGTCAAGTGATAGAACTATTATCAATAACGATTTAAATAAGTTATATATGAAACGAAAACAGTTACAATCTACAAATACAACAAAAAAAGTTGAAGATATTTCAAATATAAATACTTTAATCGCATTAAATGAATATGTATTAGTAAATCTTGATTCGAATGACCAATCCCCTATTATGTTAAACACTTTGCAAACATCTTTAGAATCTAATTTAAAAACTATCTTAACTGATATAGACTATAGAAAAAAACAACAAGAAATATTATCAACTCTCAACAATAACAATAAGACAGAAGTAATTAATAAGATTAATATGTTATTTAATCTCAGGATTAAAAACTATCAATATGCTATGAACCAAGATTGGGCAAAAAATGATGAAAATATGACTTTAATGATGGAAAATATTCTTGATTCAATTATTTTGAACTCGGAACATTGGTTCAATGTTAGTAATCAAGAAATTAGTATAATTAAGGAAGACCAAGATGTTATTGATTCTATATTCGCACCTACCACAAGATCAAGAGCAAAAAAAATGAAGTCAGACATTGAACCAATTGATATAACAAGTTACGAAAAACCATTTACATCAGAGGAGATAGAATTTATAAATGAATTATATCCAAATGTAGATACTAATATAGATCCTGTAGACATAAATGTTACAGAAGATAGAGCTTACACACAAGATGAAGTAACTATGTTACAAGAATTATTTCCAGATGAAATAAATATAGATTCTATACGTGCGGCTAATACAATTATTAAAACAAGTGAATCAACTAACGTAAAATTAGACACAAATAACGGACATAAAAAAGCAATGAAATTAGCATTATCGGAATTTGAAAAAACCGATGATGTAAATTCATATGAAATGGATATACAACAATGGATAAACAAAACTGAATTACATGAATATTCTCGTGTTGTTTGGTTTGAAAGTTTAGCCAGAAGATGTAAAACACAAGAAACTGTTGATTGTGAATCTATAAATAATAAAGAATCATGTGAATCAAATTATCTAACATGCGACTGGAATGATGGTAGAAGACGTACTCAACGAGACAAACAAGCAACTAGTGGAAGTTGTAGTTTTAAAACAGATAAAACTTTATGCGATGTATTTTCTAACTTATGGAATGTAGATACTTCAACTAGAAAAGTTAGTAATATGATGTTCAATATGTTAAAAACAGATGAGGTAGAATTGTTAGAGGACTTATATACTATAGACGCGCAATTGTCGAGTAAAGCTGAAAAAATTAACTCTACAAAACTGAAGACAGATGAGGATAAAATGATATATAAAATATCTCAGCAACTTAACAGATCAATATCATCTTTATTTTATTTACCATTCAAAACAATAAAAGCTCTTATTAAATATACAAAAACTTTTAGAAGAACCATGATGTACTTAGGTTTATTCACATCAGTTGTCTTAATTGGTATTCTATTGTTTATGATCGAACCTGTATTAATGGAAGTATTAAGTCAAAAGAGTAATTTTGCTACCAGAAACGCTTTAATTTTATTTTACGAAACGTTTAGGTGGTGTATGTGTTTACTATTACCGTTTATACCTGAAATAGTAACTAAATTTGTGCAAACTGTAGCTAGAAGTGACGTATTAGCAAATATAGCTGCGTATTTAGCTGATGGAACATTAGTCCATACAGGTAAAATCGTACGTTATTTTTATAAGTTCATAGGACAATTAGTAAGTATGTCAGCATCACAAGCATCCGATTTTGTAAAAGAAGTAATAAATCATTTTGTCATATGTGGCGACAAAACAGTTGCGTATGTTGGTCCTAATAAAGACAGAGTTGTAATGACAGTTATCGAAAAAACAAGTATATTATCTGGTAATCAAAGAATGAGAGAAACTTTATTAAATAATGTTAAAGATGCTTATTACGATATTGAATCTTTGAAAGATGTTTTCTCAAATATAGGTGAATACAATACTAGTGACTTAATAGGTTGGTTTTCCTTATATATACAAAATATTCTTGGATTGTATACTCCTTTGTCATTAGGAGGGCAAGTTCAAACAATAAGCGAACAAGATATTACTATGTTTGCTTTTATAGCTGCTAACCCAGCTTCAGCGATGAGCGCGTTTAAAGTGGTTGGAGGGGTCCAAGTTGATATAGGAACAAGTATGATTTCAACTATTATGAAAGGATTTTTTCCTTTTATGTAAATTTCTATATAGAATGATTAGATATTTTTTATATTTAATCATTCTATATAGAAATTAAATTAACACTTTATCTAAAATTTGTTCGATTCTATCTACAGAAATAACTTCTATAGCATTTTTGTTGATTTCTTTATTGTCAAATATATTCGGAAATTTCTCTTTGATTTTACGCATATCAATTTCGTTTTCTTTTGGATATAGAACTGTTTTTATACCAGCAGTTATGGCACCAAATAACTTTTCTTCTAAACCACCTATGGCTGTTATCTCACCTTTCAGATTTATTTCACCTGTCATTGCATAATTCTGATTTACCTTTCTATTGCTCATTAAACTTACTAAACATGTTGTTATAGCTCCACCAGCGCTAGGTCCATCTTTTGGTGTAGATCCATCAGGACAGTGAATATGTATACCTGTTGGTCCAACTTTCTTCCAATCTTTTCTAATTTTTTCTTTTACAGTATCATCAACAAGACGCCAAGCAACACTTTTTGCTACTTTCATAGATTCTTTCATAACATCACCTTGCATTCCTGTTAATTGTAGTTCGAAAGGCGTTGGTGTAGGGATATTATACGATTCTACCGGGATAAGCCCTCCTATTCCATAGCTATTAGCCCATAAACCATTTACCAGACCGACTTGGTTTGTCTCGCTTCTCATAGTATGACGAACATGACGCTTATCCTTAAATAGATCTTTTCTCAACAATTCTTTGGTAATTAACATATTGTCTGTTATATCTTGATCATTCACTTTCTTATCTGTTAATCTACGTAAATTTAATTCCATAAATATATCTGTTATCAAACCTTTTAACTTTCGAACCCCTCCTTCAAATGTATACTGATTTATAATATCTCTTAGAATAAAATCATCAAATATATAGTTTGTATATTTTACTCCAAGATCTTTTTTGATAGAAGGTATTAAATGTTTTTGTGCGATAATTACTTTGTCATCTATTTTATACCCATCTACATTTATAATCTTCATTCGATCTAACAAAATTGGAGATATATTCGATTCATCGTTAAAGCTAAATATCATAATAGCTTTACTTAGATCTATATTAATACCCGATAAATACTTATCTTGAAACTCATGGTTTTGGGTACTATCTGTGATATGTATTAATACATTGTTTATTTCGTCTCCCTTAGCTGTTTTACTTACTTTGTCCAATTCGTCAAATAATATAACAGGATCGTTACACCCTGCTTCGATTAGAGAGTTTACGATCTTACCAGGCATTGAACCCTCATATGTGTAGCCATGACCCACTAAATCATCTCCGTTAGATGCTCCAGCCAAGTTTATTCTTACCAATGGTCTTCCGAAAGCTTTTGCTATTTCAGCTGCTATTTGTGTTTTTCCTGTTCCTGGAGGTCCACCCAACGCAAATCTTTCACCTCCTTTTGATTCATTTCTGTTCACAAGTGTTGATGCTATCAATCGCAATACTTGATTTTTTGTTTCTTGATGACCATAAATAACCCTGTCGAAATCTTCTTGAACTTTACTCAGATGATTCATTATCATTACACCTCTTTCAGATCTAACTCTCTTATTATTCTTCTTAATATATTCACTTTGATTACTATTTACTATTAATTCCAATTCATTAGATAATTTACACCTTTTACCAAACGGTATTTTTTTAATAATATTAACCAAACCTTTCTTCTTATTATATTCACCTGATCCAGGTGAAAGACCTTGGAAATTAAGAATATATTGAAATATAGATTGTTTGGTTGTATCATCAATATTAAACTCCATTAATCTGATCAAATATGGTATTTCACTTATATGATTTGTTTGTAAATTGTCTTTTAAAGTTGTCATAAGATCAATATAATATTTTTGTTTATCTTCTGGTAGATTTTTGAAAAATATCATCGTTTCTTCCTCTTTTTCAGGTGTGGCCGTGTTCATATTTGATAAAAGTTTTTTAAATGTATTTGCGTTTCGATTATTATCTTCTTTGATTTTTGGATTTTTACTATCGATATTGAATAAAGAATTTAACAACTCTTGTATTTCACCTCCTTCTAGTATTATCTCATGTCTTTTGAAAAAAGATTCGTGACTTTGTTCATCTTCGTCGTCTTCCTCATCTTCCTCGTCTTCCTCGTCATCTTCCTCGTCGTCTTCATTGTCGTCTTCATTATCTTCTTCAATATCTTCTTCAATATCCATATAGTCTTCATTTAACTTTTGTATTCGCTCAAACAAATGAGAGTAAAGTTTTGAAAATCTAACGCTAGATTTTGACCTAACAGACTTTATATACTCCTCTATTGTGTTAATAAACCATTGGTAATTAACATTAGAACTTTTGTCTTTTTTGAACAACTTGATTAGTTCATTCGTGTTAAGATCTTCATTATCCAAATGAAGACGTTTTAATGAATTCAAATAATCTAATTTAGTAGAATTACTGTAATCTTCTGATTGAAGCCGTTTTCTTTTCCATGTTTGATTTATTTTACTTTCGTAATTATGAGTTTCTAATTCACTGCTATCAATGTCAGAATTGTTATGAGATGATTCTTCATCCGAGCTAGAAGATTCGATTATAAATTCGCTATCTTCATCTGAAATATTTCCGTGAGTAGTCATTTTTTATATATATATATCGTTTTTATATAAATGTTAATTACAAATTAATATTTAATCATAAATAATATTATTATAAATAAATGTTAATTCCAAATATAATATGTGTAACTGTCTTGTTCGTTGTGTTTCTTATCGGAATTATAACCATTTTAATAATAATTTCCAATAGAGAATCTATAAAGAATGCTTTGTTTACTAAATGTCAAATAAAAATTTCTGATGATTTTGTAAATTTTAATCCTTTCGATATACCAAATAATTATAGCACATATATTTCAAGTGGTTGTTTAAATTTTATAGGTAAAATTTATAATAATGACATGTCTAATATAAGATACATGGAAAGAAAACTCTCTATATACAATAGTTATGATTCCCATACCCCTTTTATTCAAATATGGAAACATAAGTCTAATAACATTGTATTTATTTGTTTTAGAGGTACATCTTATAACACATATTTAGAATGGTATAATAATATAAAGTCTAGTCAAATAGCTATTAATGAATGTAATTATGAAAACAAACCTGGTATATTAAAACAGAATAACGTAAAGATCCATAAAGGTTTTGTTAATCTTTATAATATGATTTGGCCTTCCATTCTTGAATTTGTAAAAACTTTACAAAAAGAATGTAAAATATGTGTGTGTGGCCATAGCATGGGTGGTTCTATGGCCAGTATTATTAGCTATGATATAAAAGACTATGTAGATAACATTTATGTTTACGTATATGGTACACCTAGAATCGGTAACTTACAATTTTGTCAAGAACTTACGAAGAAAATACCTTATATATATAGAATAGTTAATAAAGACGATACATTCACGGAGACACCACCGTCCGTATATCCCAATTTTAGAAGACCTAAACATCCTTATGTATATAGTCATTGTGGTATTGAAATCCCATTTAAATTAAATTTAGGAACTGTAGAGGGGAATCATTGTTTATCGACTTATATGAAATATTGTTAATATATTTAGAAATATATTAACAATTAATAAATGTCAAATGATAATAAGAAAGTAGTATGCGATGATAATGAAATAACAAATATAGATTCTGTTCATAATTTTGTACAGATAAAAGAGACTATACAAAAACCACTTTCCAAAAAATTTACACTCAAGAATTATAACAATAGTTTTAAACACAAATTAATAAATATAATAGGAGAATTACACGAAGACATTTTCAAATGCAATAAAAATTCTATATCTGTTATAGATTATTCAATTAATAGATTAAAAAACAACGATAATTGTAGATTGTTCTTGGAAGCTCCTTCCTTTTTTAATTATAATGATCTTCCAAAAGTAGGGTCACAAGCTGTACGAGATGTACACAAAAAAATTGATGAATCAATGTTTGAAAAATATGTATATAACATTGACAACAGAAGTATTCTATTAAAAGAAAATGATAAAAATGAAGGAGGTTTGAAGAGACAAGGGGACTTATACTACAATTTTGATAATTTGTATATTAAACCTATTTTAGATTCTCTTAGTAAAAAAAACGATATAAATAAATCATTATTAATACAACAAACAAATCCTATTTTATATAATTATGTACTACCTTATACTGAAGACAAATTATTAAACATATCACCTATAGAAAATAAACATCCTTACAAAAATCAATTAAACTTATATATCAGAAAATTAAATTCAATGTTTACCGATATATACAACAAAGTAATAGAAATCACTGAAATAAGTTACTCAAAAACAAAAGAAGGAGATTTTAACAAAGTTGTAGATCAATTAAAAATAAAAAACAAAGTTAATATAACATTAAATAACATTCATTCATCATTGAAAATGGCATGGGCTATGGTTTTAGATTTTGTTGTAATTACAAAAATAATGGAAAATAATGATATAAACGAATATATAATTATTGTAGGTGATTGGCATAGGGAAAATATATCTAAAACCTTATCTGAGTTTCCTAACTGTAGTATACTACAAGAAAAATTAGGTGGTACACGAAATAAATGTATAAATACTAAAGGTTTAAAAACATTTTGTTCCTTATGATTAACCGCTATAATTCCATTGTCTACCACAACTCGTGCAATGCGCGTATGTAGTTGCTGGCTCGTCAGCACTACGTGATTGTTTCGAGTAACTATAAACTCTTTTACAACCGCATTTGCATACTACTACACCTTCTTCGACTTCAAACGGGTGTTCTATAAATCTATCTTGTTCCTCTAAAGCATATTTTTCATTATCGAAACTATGGTGATTCCAATTATACTTACGTGATTTCAGTTTTTCTACTATATCTTTCAATTTCATATTATCAAGAATATCACCAATTACTTGATAAGTAACTCTTTTTGAACATTTATCGTCTGAATACTGTTTTTTTATTAGATTGTTAATAACTCGTATGTTAGATTCTATCTTTAAAACACAAGATAATGCATTATATTCATTGCTTACCGACATAAGTGTACTTGTTAAATGATATAATTATTATGTTAATTATATCATTTTTATTTAACAATTCTATATGATATTACGTTCTGTTTATTTGTCACTTGAATAATATCTCCTTTTTTATAATTGTAGAATTTAGATATTGCATCGTTATACCTCATTATAGGAATCTTTCTACCTAATAAATTTATCACCTCGTTCTTGTCGTCTATTGATAATTTTTCGAAATTAGGTTGTAATACGTGTTTCGTTATGTTAAATGTTAGTTCATCTATGTTAAATATTTGTATCTGTTTACTTTGATTTAACGCATCGATGAGTTTAGATGTCGTGGTTGTAATAGTACCTGAATATACCAATATAGATTCTTTGATATTTAAATCGTTCATTAGTTGATTATATTTTGACAATATATTTTTATTTATTTTTTCATGCGTGTCGAAAAACACAATTATATTATGACCTGCAGCATTTGAAAAAATTCTATGACTACTGTCTTCTGATTCGCTTTTTAGTTTATAACCTCTCATATTTAACATTTCATGGCTTACTGTTTTAGCTTGATCCATCCTTATAATTTACCTAAATATTATGTAACTTTTAAAAATATTCATTTTTATTTATTCAGATGTGTAAAAGACATAGGCGATCAATAACATACACCCTGTACTTGTCATATTTGAGATAAATGGATGGTAGTGTTTTTTCTGTGTAGGAGGGAAATGGTACAATAAAGTTGCAACAACTGTAAAGACTGCTAAAGATATAGCAGAGTACATTCCCAATGATTTACGACCACTAAACATAGATACTATTATTAATATAGGTGCAAGTATTTCTATAATTATAGCAATAATTAATAAAATATCAGACACGATGTTTGAGTCCAAGTTGATTTTTGTTTGAATAGAAGTGGAATTTGTTTTAAAATTAATTATTTTGTCAAACCCTGAGATAAAATACATCAATGTGCACAATATAAAAATAGATAAGAGCAAAGCTTTCTGACTTGTCATTTTATTTATAATCTATATAATTAATTATTTATTTAACTCCAATGTATTTATATGAGTATTTTTAAAAAAAGAAACCCGGACATTTTAATTCTGAAACTGGTTAAATGAAAAAATATTAAACTTGATATATATTATCTATTAAATACTGCTTAACTAATCCATAACCTTTACTATAATGAGTAGAATCTTTCATATAATCCTCAATATAACAATTGTCATTATTATTTTCAATGAATTCACCAATATTATGGAAATTAATTTTGTTTTCTACACATATTTTTTTTAATAAAATAGTCAATTTATTTCGCTCTAATATATATTTATTTGTTTTTTTTGTTTTTAAATTTAAGTGAGGAATAATATGAATTTGAATAGTACTAGAAAATATTTTTTTTGACAAATTAATAATGTCAGTTAAATCTTTATTAATTTCATCATCAGTTAAAATGTGTTCAGTTAAACTATATTTCGTTTCAAGATCTATACAATGTCTGTTACGTTTATAATAATTAACATAATAATAATTAATAGGAATATCATTGTAATATAATATTTTTCGCGAACTAATTTCTAATATTATTTTTTCTATAGATGATATAACAGATTTAGTTATAGTATTGATATAATGATTAGTTTGTTTTAATAATACTGGGTTACATATATCACCAAATATTATATCAGATAGCTCTGATGGATATTTATTAATTATATTTTGAATATTATTAATATTATTTAAAAAAAATAAAATTTCCCTGGTTGTATGTAATCTAGCAGGGAAATATCTCCATTTATAAGAATACATATATCTACACGAACCAACATATAACATCTTTTATTTATAATCTATATAATTAATTATTTACAATAAATGGAATGGTATTCATATGAATGTTTTTTGTGTCTTGACGAATTTTCTGAACATAAACCACGTACATTCACTTCGTTATGTCAACACGCGATTTGTATAGAATGTGCCAAAAAATTACCTAATAAAAATAAATGTACTTATTGTTCAGCTGTTGCTAATCCAATGTTTGATAATTTAGAAGAAATTTCATCTTTTAAATTAAAAGATAATACATTTATAAATATACCTATACCAAACGAAAAACTAAATGTTGATTTAACTCAAAAATTAATGGCTTTAAATTATAAAAAAAACGATAAAGTTAAAAATAAAAATTTTAAAAAATCATTATGTTGTTGTTTTTAACATGAAAACAAATTAAATTAATCTGTGATTCCAAATAACGTTTGATGATCCCATGATTCGTCAGCAAAAGAGTCTATAGATGTAAGTGAATCACTATCATAATTTCCGTAATCTACAGTCATATCGTCATCTTCTTGTTGTAATAAATGTATATTTTTCATAGTTTCTAGATATTTATCGAAGGAAACATTTTTTAACCAATCAAATGAATTAATACAGGTAGAGCAACATATGTAACCATGTGAAAAATATCTACGGTTATCGTTGATATCACATTTCTCGTCGTCGCACAAATTACACTTAGACATCCAACCTGTACAAGTACCTTTTTTTATATTATATAACAATTCCATAAAAGGTGTAAACAATTGTTCATTATTAATCCAATTAAGATTGAATAAAAACGAAAAGTTGTTTTGTGATATCAACGCTTGTCCGATAGTTTTTACTAATATATGTACATCGTCATTAGTTAAATTTATAGGTATATAATGAAAAATACTTATATACGAATCTAAGAACCATTGACACTCCGATTGATCCAATTTTGCGTTATATTGTATTAATAATTTAAGAGCATTTAAGCTATTGTTTGCTATCGCTTCTTGTATAGCTGTATATTTAACAAGTCTGGGAGGGGTACCAGCTCTGCGTGAAAATTTCTTTTCTGTATTAAATAATAGTTCAGTATCTATATCCACTCCTAAAGACATAATATGTTTCATGTGTGAAACATCATTACACACACAATAATGACGAAATAAATATTCGCGTTCTAAATTGGTTCGATTCTTACCCCATGCTTTTAAAGATTTTGTATCCATCGATGTTAACATATTAGTTATTTGTGAATGAGATGTAGACTTCAACTTTCTTATGTTTTGTTTATTTAAGAAAAAATATATAGCTAACTCTTCGAATCTTTGTTGTATTTGTTTACTTGTAGATACCAATTTACATGTATTATAAGTCATGAATTCTGTAATAATTAACAATAGATCATTATCTAGATTTACAAAATATTCAGATTGATTATTTTGTTTATTATAAGTAGAAGAATTCATATTCTGTAAATATTATTCATTATTTACAGAATATATCGTTTTTATTTTTATAATTAGTATAAAGAAAATGATCAATCCTTCTATTTTACGAGGTATAGGTTGGATGCTAGTGTATATGGGTATATTTACAATAAATGATGCTATATTAGTGGAATATATTAGAAATAATAATAAAAAGATTAGTGTTTTATTATATTATATCCCAGTATTACTTGTTGGTATAGGAGTTGTTATATGGGCTCACATGTACGATAATAACAAACAAAAATTAACAGAAGATGACACCTGACGCTAATTAGAAACATCTAACATATTGTTCAATCAAACATGGGTGTAAACAATAATTATATCCAGATACTTTTATAATATCTCCATATTTATTAGATTTTCCTGATTTATCAAATGTAACGTCAGATAATCTGATGTTATTATGTAAACAGTGTTCATCTATCTCATGTTTTTTGTATATCTTATTAGGATCTAATCCCTGCATAAAACAAGCTATTTTAGTTGATTCGTTAGACCATTTATTAAATAAGTTGATTAGTCTATTAAATTCTTCTGGATCCATATCATAACATTTTTCTTCTTCATCTTTCATTTGTCTATTGAGATCCCATGACATATCTCTATCGTAATTCTGATAGATTTGATAAAAATCAAATCCATCGTCGTTATGCCCTACTATATTTTCTGGTTTTATTTTTCTTACACCATTTACTGTTAATGATCTTGTACATAATTTGTCTTTACACATTTTGACTTTATTTATAGCTGTATTCAATACAATATCTTCATCTTCTACCTGTTTTTGTCGAGCTCGTTCTATTAGTTCTTCTTGAGTCCAGTACGCTTTTCTAATATCATCGTAAATATCTGGTGTCGTGTAAATGTATGTTTCTATATTATCCACCCTTACACAACAAAGTCTACCGACAGCTTGAATAAGATTTGGTTGATTTGTATGTTTGGATGTAACAAAATACATAGATGTTAACCTCCAACCAATAAAAGAGGAATTAGTTTTATGTTTATTAAGGTATTTTCCATAATCCAAACTAGTGAAACTAATTCCTCTTCCTGCTAAACGACCAGATAAAGTAATAATACGAGGGAATTTTTCGACTCCACCATTATCCTTCAACCATTGCAATACATGAGATACTGTTACGTTACCTGTTATATTAAATGACTGATCAAACCATTTACATTTTTTTATATTTACTTTGTCTGTATAATCACTTAGATTTGATAATTCTTCGGCGCTTGTAATACTAGAATGATATAATTCTATCCCATCACCATTGTATAATATAACAACAGTATTAATTAATTTACATATATATTTGAAAACAATTCTCTGTGGTTCTATAACTGAACCGATATACATAAGACAGTGTTGTGGATGATATTTATCATGTATATCAATATAGTGTGGATCAAAATCATTAAATTTTCGTAAAAACGGTATTAAATTTTCGTCCAATTCAAACGGGTTACTTTTTTTCTTATTGCTGGGTTCGGACTTTTCTAATAGACAACGATGTTTTAATGAATTTATACCCATATAATTCGAACTACCGTTCATCACGTATATATTACTATTTTCTTCATGATCCAATAAACCAATATCTAATACAGTTGCTGATACAAACATGGTTGAAGAAGCTTGTTCTTTTAATATATCCAATTGAGTACATCTATTATTTTCTCCAGTACTGATCAAATCACCTTCGTCTATCATCAACGAATAAGAACATTTACCTGTAAATCTCATCAAATCATTCAGTTTTTTCAATTGACTTTTATTACCTAAAACAATAAATATCTTCGGGTTTACACCACTCATTGCATGTTTAAAATCATCTTTAGATACATTTGAGTCAGATATAAAACAAAAATCGTCGCAAAACGACTTATTTAAAGCATATAAATGATTAATTATGTCTTTTTTCAACTCGTTAAGTCTATTCTTGATCTGAAATCTATCGGATATAGAATCCCTTAATATAATAATCGAAGACTGAGACGAACCATTAAATAAATATTTTAGAGCAGAACATAACATAAAAGAAGTCTTACCGCTTTGCACATATCCTTTTACTATCAATTTTTTACACTTATTTTGTTTTATATCAAACATATAATCTATATTTAACAAATCAGGACATCTAGAATGCAAAAAATTTATAACATCTATGTTTTTTTGTATATTATTTACACAAGATATTCGTATATTTAACGTATCACCATTTTTTATTAAACATATTGGCTTTTGGCTACCATTATCTTTTATCTTACCTATAACTTTATTATTTGTATCTACCACGTTATACGTACAGCCGTGATTTATATCGCGATCAACTACAAGTATATTTCTATCAGAATAATATATTATCTTAACATCATTGTTGGTTGACATTGTAACTTACTTCTTATCACATCTCTTTTGCATATCATTTTTAATTTTATAAAAAAATAACTATTAATAAAATGTCGTCACAAGTTACTAAAGATTATATGATACCTCTAGATAAAAGATATAAGTTCGTAAAGGAAAATGCATTACCTACTCTACCAAATAAAGAAGATGAATATAAAATTAACCCTGCATATGATTCATTTAATATCAATATGAAATACTGTCATATTAATGAAGATGCTCCATTTGTTGGTGTAGGCTTTACCGATGATAACACAGCTTGTACAAGACCAAGTCCTTCTAATAAGAATGGACACCCTGCGTCGGCCTGTGAGGGTCGATGTTATCATCCCGCTGCGCAACAGGGACGTGAAGTAATAGATAACGATACGTATAATTATTACAGTTCTAACGTAACTCCAGAAATTAGGAACTTTAAACCATTATTTCAAGCAGCTCATCAATGTAAACCTGTTGAGAGAGAAGGAGTATGGAAATGTAGTTGGGACAATGAAAGCCCACCCAAACATTTTAATAAAAATTATAAGCTTAGTGATCAAAGATATGAACAAGACTTAAATTTAATCGACACACAAAGTAAAGGTAAAAGAGTCTATAGAGATGAACAAGAAGGTGAATGGCGAGAGAGAGAGAAGAAAGGGTTTGTTCAGTATAGGGTTGTTGTTGACAAAAATAATAATGTTGTACCAATGTTTAATGACAGACAGGAACAAATCAGAGTGTATAAGAATCCACAAATTATTTACAAGAAAATCGCGTTTCCAAGTGAATATAAATACCTTTTGGATTGGAATAACGCGCAATGGTCAGCTTCATTGGCCGTTAAATGGGACCGAGATGTTGAAACTACATTAAAACATTTGGAGCAAATTGATAACGATATTTCTCAGCATATTTACGCTACTCCAATGTGGGATGAAGTATGGGAAGAGGGTCTTACTAGTGGAACAGCTTTTACAATAAATCGCCCAAAAGAAGGATATCCATATGCAGCTCCCGTCCCCTGTAATGGTGATGGTCTCGTGGAATGTTCTTTAGACCCAAAACAACAAGCGCTCCTTCCTACCGATCCAAGAATTTTATGGAGAAAAAAATTTAGAGAAAGACAAAACGAAACTTTAAGTACATCAAAGATACTTTTACAATATGTGACACCAAATTATTTTTCAAAAGAATCATTCCAGAACAAATCTTACAAGGGTGACGATGCTTGGGCTGATAATAACCCTGCGGGTTATACCGACTTCCATCCTTACGCAGAGGGAAATCCCATTAGTGAGGATAAATTCACGTCGATCGGTCATATGTATCCTGCAGATTTACAAAATGGTCCTAACAATAGTTGGTTCTCCGAAATGTCTGGTCACCCTGGTAGATACAGAGATATATATACAGGTGTTCGTATAAAAGAGAAACAGACGTCAAACACAAATACCCAGCCACCCCCAGACGATAACTTTACTCTAGAATATTGTCGTAAACATATATTTGATAAATACAGAAATGAAAGTGATGGTATATTTAAATTAAAAACATTTGGAATATCTAAAGAAGTATGGACGAAAATGATTTTAAAAGAAGTTTTTTCGAAAAGACAAGAGAAGATGGCTGCGACTGCATATGATAATTTACGAGATAAAATAAAAGAGAGTTCTTACTATAAGACATGTGAGCTGTCTACATGGGACAAATTTACGGATGCCCTTAGCATGGCCTTGAAAATCGCAAAAATAGTATCCGCGTTTATGAGTATTGTTGGTGGTGTAGGATGGATTCTAGATAAAGTAAGTGGAGATGCTGCTGCTGCATTGGAAGCTGATTACGCAAGTGGAGCGATAGAAAAACCTGAAGATAATGTGACAGAGTCATCACTGTTATTCTCAAGCCAGGTTAAACGAACAAAATCAACTTTAGATAAAGGTTTGAAAGGTTTAAGTACTGTTAGATCGCAAGCACAGAAGATGATAAAAGAAAAAAGAAGCTTGAAGATAGACCCTAGCTTCTCACAGGCTGAGATAGAAAAACAATATGGAATGACAGAAAAAGAAATGATAGATATTGGCTCACGTTTATCAGAATTAGAAGATAGTTTTGAAGGTAAGGTAGAAGAAAGTAAAAATATTTGGAAGACAGAGGATCGTCTTATTAAGTATTATAATGATTATTGGATGCCAACCCTGTGGACTCCTACGATACCTACTGATGATGAGGACGAAAAAGCGGCATTCAATGAAGAATTAAGAAAAGTAAAGGAACAGATCGAGAAGGACAGCAAACAGGCTCTGAGAGACGCAAAATGGAACAAAGATAACTGGTTTGAATATAACATATTTCGTAATACTAGCGAGCAAGATTATATTCAGCGATTAGCTCGACAAGATGCTGCTTCTAAATGGATTGCTGGTGCTGGACTAGCCGCGGGCGCTGCGGTCGCTAGCGTCGCTGCGGCTCCTGTAGCTATTGGAGTGGGAGCGGCGGGTGTTGGAGTGGGAGCGCTCATGAAATTGGAGCAGCAGATGAGAGATGAGGGAATGTGATTTGGGCGTCTAAGACACAATTTAGAAGATTTTAACGATAAAGAGTTATTATTTTATATACATATAAAAATGTTTAAAGGGTTGAAAACTGTATATAAAATCATGAAGTTACTCACCTTTATTGTCAGCATAATATGTGCTCAATCATTTAGCAAAGAATCTATGTTAATTAAAAATAACAAGCCATCTATTAAATCGTTTGATTTTGTAGGAGATACTGCACCTACTGGATTTTTCGACCCTCTTAATTTAACACAAAATTTAGACGAATCGGCTATAAAATATTTAAGAGAATCCGAGTTACATCATGGCCGAATTGCAATGACGTCAATTGTTTTATTACCTCTAATTGACAATCAAAGTGACAATCTTGCTATTAACACAATATCATCTCTTCCCGTATCCGCATGGGATACTATCCGAATTAGGTTTTAAAGTAAACTTTTCTCTGGGTTTAATATTGCTACGACATAACTTTTTCATAGGACGTTTAAAAGTATCACTGCATGGAGTGTATTTAATATTAATTTTTTTAAATAATATTACAAGTAGCAATATAATAACAACTGTAATCATAACAATCTCGATAATTTTTATTTAAAAAAAATTAATATTAAATAAATGAACAGAACAGAAAAAATTTTATTAGTTACTTTACTTTTAGTTACAGTGTCTTTAATATGTATTATTTTATTTTACCCGCCTGCAAAAGATAGATGTATGAAAGCTGCAAAGAACGAAGATTGGTGCGTAGGATCTTTACATTCAGACAAAGATGGATCTTGTTTATCAGATCCATCTTTGTCTGAATGTTATCTAGAAAAAAAGAAGAATTCAAATCTATAAATCCAAGATTTAGACCTTTCATAGGTGGTTATAAAGAAAGTATAAATGGAAATATTAGCAATACAGAGTTTCACAGTAATACTATGAATCATAATTTAATATCAAGACAAATGAAAGCTTTATGGCCTGAATTTAGTTGGCCTTCCAATGGCACATCAGGAGGTCCAGATGAAGTAAGAATTCACCAAAGATTTGCTACAGATATTTCAAGAATTGGGTATGATGATACCGGAAAAATATATAATATAATTTGCCCTCAGAGCGGAGGTCCATCTCCTTTAGGTGTTTTGTGCGCAGAAGTTAGAGTCGACGAAGTTAGAGGTTTTGTTGACGAAGAAGCAATACTCGACCCCAGCAGAGGAGATTGGGTAAACGCGGATGTAAAAGTAACAGGACATGTTTGGTTTGAAAACAGTGATATTGTAAACCCCAATCCTCTTATGAGTACTCTTATAGAAATAGCTCACTCTGTTGGTTTGAGAAGTTTACCTTTCTCTAAAGAAACTGCTATAAAATTACCAACATATAACGGCAGAGGAGCTAATAGGGACGGAGAAAGAGACGGGGTAAGTAACAGATATCTAAGACTTGTACCTGGTTATAACCCTACATATAAACCTCCTCCTTTTACACTGCATGAAAATACTGATTCTGAAGCTGGACAAGCGGTTGCAGCTTGTTATTTAGTTGCTAGAATCGGAGAAATTGACACAACAGGTTTGACAGAGGGTGGGGCCGCTGTTCATCAATTTATATTAAATTTGTTCAACACTGCCATGGGAAATATGTTAAAACCGGGGAATGATCTTTGTTGGAACGTAAATTTAGATGCTCCAGAATCAGTAGATTTACAAGAATACAAAGATCATAATGATTTTTGGCGTAGATCACTGGGAGACGTTCATAGTCATTCACATGACGGAAAAACCGAACCGCGACACGATGATGGAAGTGATTACGTTCCTCCTGGTTTAAGTTTTACGGACGTTGCAAGTGAATTAGCTATGCTGGCGTATAGGTATGGAAGAAGTATGGTGACAGGGTTATTCGGATAAGGAGAACCATAAACATTTGATTTTAATTTTTGTAAAATATTATAAATAAATGAACCAATTAACAAAACCTCAAAAAATAATTTTATTTTTCTTATTTATAGCGGTATTAGTAGCTATTGCTGTAGCTATATATTTTATATTCTTTATTAAAGACTCTATTGCTAAACCGTCTTCTCCAGATCCTTCGAAACCTGAAACATCGGTCAGTAAAAAGTGTGTTACCGACGACGACTTTATGTCCACCTTGTCCCCTGGCAGTCCAGTAGGTTCGGCATGTTCTAAATTTATAGCTATGACTGGATGTTCTAGTCTTCAACAAGATGGAATCGACAAATGCAATAGTAACAGATGCTGTATATGGAAATAAACTTGATTTATTTGGAATATATATTACAACAAACAAAATATTATAAATAAATGTATTAATTATTACATTTATATAAGTAATGAAACTTATATAAATGTAATAATTATTTATGCCATATTTTCTTCATCTTTGTATCTTTGCATAGCAGGATTTAAATATTCGTTGTAATAGCTATGAATGGAAGGCAAAGAAGTATCATCATTAGATAACAGGTTACCTAATGATTTAGAAGTTTTTTTCATTTCGTTTTCTGATAAACCTGGATTCGATGCAAGATCTATTAATTTACTAGAATGATTCTGTATTTTTGCTTTAAGTTTTTTGTCAGTTAAGTATTCTGTAATTGACTTCGAAGGAGTATTTTGACCCATGGCGCCCCCTTCTGTTTCGGATTCTATTAAATTGTCTATTTGATCGTATATATTAGATAATGCTGCGGTAATACTCATGAACTTACTGACTATCTTGGTTAATTTACCTAATACATCTAATGTTTTAAAAGCTTTACCTCCTAAGTATTTTTGTAAAAAGGAAGCCTTACATTCCTTATATGACTGATCATTTTGGAATCGACCTATCAAATTCTGATAAGCAGTACCTATCATAAATTCCTTTCTTTTTTCAAAAGCGTCATCTAATATCATTTGCGTCCATATCTGTTTAGATATACCATAGTGATCTAATTTAAAGTCGTAGTCGCTTACAGTACAGTATCTATCGAATATATGTAATCTACATAATTCCATTTTACTTGCCTTTTCTGCTGCTTTACGAATATCACTATCATTTTTAACTTGTTTAGTTGGTTGTCCTAACACATTGGTTTTGACACGAGTACCTCCTGTTCTCAAAGCATTAGTTAAAGTTCGACCCTGTCCTGGAAAAGAATTAAGACCAGCTTGATCGTAAAATCTATATCCCGTAAAATCTTTAGTGTTTATAGGGCCAAAGTCTTGATTTAACATATTTATCGTATTATCGTAACTTTTTTCTACACCGTATTTAACTCTATAATATTTTCCATAAGGTTGTAGATCAGCCCAATTTCCATTACCGTCATAAGGTTTATTTTTATAACCTTCGTTTGAGAGCACATTTGTTACATATTTTGAGTCATCTCCTAACAAACTATCTTCTGCATCTTTAGGAAGCCATGTGGATCTATTGTCTTTTTGTATATATCTATATATTTTCCTCCAGTTATTTCTATGGTCGAATGATGGAAAAGAACTTTCAAATTTAGGTAATTGCATCCACGAAAAAGGGTTATCTTCATTATTGCCTTCTACTGTCAATGGTGTATATTTATCATTTGTAGTTTTTATAGAACTAGTTGTATCTTTCCACGCATCATCCCATACAGGGGTCGCGAAAATATGTTGTTGTACATCATTATCAACAGCCTCTAAAAACTTAAGTGTAGAATCAAGATCTCTTTCATATATAAACACTAAGTATGCACCCCATTGAGAATCATTCCAATCAGTCAAATATTTAAATTCTGATGGAAATACGTTATTACGGTATGCATCCCAAGCCGTTTGTTTATCATCGTCAGATGATTCCCATTTTAAACACTTATAATCCCCATCAGAATTTTTATAAGGACCGCAACCGGTTTCATTAGGTCCTATAGCATCAATAAGAGGTTTATAGTTCATAACAGGAGCTACAAAATTAGTGTACTGTTGTCTATATACACTTTCTGGTAAATCACGTGTACACAATCCGTATCTATCATCTTCGCGAACACGATCATTCACAAGTTTTAACGAAGATGGAATTGACTGAGGAGAAACGTTACCAGATCTGACGGAAGGTAATCCTACTGAACTTTGTAATTGAACATAAGTTTTTCTTGAAAACATAGGGTCTATTGTTGAGTATTCAGAATCAATCGACATTCTTTTATTTATTATAATAACAATATAATAAAAAAAAAGGATGTCAGTTAATTTTAATAATTCGAAATTTTTCTGCAAAATGGAATATGAGACTTTAGAAAGTAAATATTGTTTTGTTACTCCTTATTAAGTGTTTCATATTATAGCAGGTATTATGATTACTGTATCGTTATTGACGATATTCTATAATTTTACTTTTTAAAAAAAAAATTAACCGTTTTGAATCATATCCTTTCATTTGTTAATTACAGAACTCAATCCATGTTCACAACATTTAGTCTTAAACTGCTTATTTGTAAAGATAAAGCTAACCAATGTTATATTTTTTAAATAAAATTTCCCTCGAGAACCATTCTATGAGAGGATATAACATGATTGCAAAAAATGCAGTT